TTTTCAGCAGCTTTTGCAATAGATTTTTCTCTAGCAAGTCTATCTGCTTTATCTTCCTCTGACTCCGGTTCTTCTTCAGTAAAATGTTCTTTTACTACTGCCTCTACTTCAGCACTTGTCAGTACTCCTTTTTTACTCACATCATACAACTTATCAAGCTTGTTTTCCAAGTCACCATTTTCCTTTAACCAGCTTTGAACCTCTTCTGACAGTATTCTTTTAGGGTTAAGACCATAGCTACCCGGAGCTGTAGCAATATATTCAGGTTGACTATAATAACTAATCAAACTCTGTAAAACTTCATTTGGTACAGGAAGAGTAAGTTCCTCTTCTACCTTTGTTTCTTTTTTTACCTCTCCCTCAAGTTCTTCCACAGGTACACCTGTTGCAGCAGATACCCTGTTTTTAACTTCTTTCATATGCTTATCATGTAAATCTGCAAGTGCAGCAAGCATGGCATCTTTCATCTTGTTATAAAGAAGCCCAAAACCCCTGGGGTCAGAAATAACATTTAAAGCACTTACATAATTACCATGATCCCTATTAAGTTTATCATAGTCCATAAGAAGATCAAATGCTTTTCTCATCTCTCTTTTATCTGCTATAGGTGCAGCTTTGGTAAACTGTGCATTGATAGCTTGCATATAACCATTATGTGCATCCATCATTTTTTGCATAGCATTGTACATACCAGTATCTCCTTGTACAAAAGGAGTGGTTTTTCTAGCAGCTTCTTCTGTTCCTTTGGCCTTATAATCCTGAAGAATTTTATAATTACTTATCCATTGCTCAAGGTGCTTAATCTGCTCCTCTGTACTAGTAATCTGAGCAGATATATCCTTGTCACCTTTAAGCCCTTTATAGTTTTGAAGCTGTTCTTTGAGTTGCCCTAATTCATATTCTGCATTTGGAATATTTCCTAGTATTTCAAATGTTTTATTAGCAGAAGAACCTAAGGAAGGTAAAGCAGCTGCCTGAGCTCTTAAATCTACTGCTCTTTGTATAGTTTTATCTGCATGATAAGAAGTAGTAGCAAGTAACTGAATTGCCTCATCAAGAGACCTTTTAGCCACTCTTGCTTTTGCATACTCTTTAGGATCATGTACATACAATTCAGATTGTACAAGATACCCAAACTCATCCATTAATTTTGCATGAGTGTCATGGTACTTTTCTATCTCACGAACTATGGACTCAGTATATGCTTTTGCAGATACCTTACTCTCACCGGTGGCTTTTAATCCAAAAGCCTCTTCAAACTGCTCATCTGTAAGACGTTCCCCAAACTCTTTAATACTGTCTCTGAATGATTCATAGTTACCTGTTTTAATAGCAACTGCTACTGCATTGGTAAAAGCATCATCTTTTGCATTATTGAACTCATATTTATCACCATCGGCTAAGGCACCTGCTATATTATGATCAGCTTTTCCTTGTACTTTTATGCCGGCAATATGTTCTGCCAAAGCTTTCTTTGGATCATTGTACCAGGTGTTAAGAATATTTTGGCTGTCCTGAAGCATCTTTTTATGGGCATCTACTTCTCCTTTATATTGAGAGTTAATACCGGCATTTGCTTTTCTGAAACTTTGCATAACTCCGGCTTGCATAGGATTTATAAATAATCCAGTAGCAGCTCCCATAAGAAATGTCTGCCAGCCCTCCATACTTAACTGAGACTGCAATCCTTTGCTCCAATCAACGGCAGTGATGTCTTTTAATAAACTGTTGCCTTGTATATCTTTTCCACCATCATAAAGATTCTTGTAGTAATCTCTAAATGTATTGTCAGAGGTGTTTTGAAGAATCTCTTGCAGGCCTTCCAAAGTTTCTAGTTTACCAGATCTTTTCCCTACCTGCCACAAAGCAGTACCAAGGCCAAAATCTTTTCTTATCTGGTTAAAATTAGAAAGAGCACCAAAGGCCCCCTTTACATAAGCCTGTGTAGCTTTTTGGCCTTCTTTTAAACCAGCACCTTCAACTGCACCTGGGATACCTCTTCTCAATTTACCTGTAATACTATATATTTCCCCCTCACCTTTTTCAAGTGCTTCTCTCATAAGTCTGGAAGAGGAACCAAACTTGTTCATAATATTACCAAACTCTAGCTGATTAAAAGCCATCAATAACCCAGTATTGGCACCAAAGTTATCAGTAGCTGCAGCATAAGCAGTTTTTCTTATTCTGTCAAGGTCTCCACCAGCAGGTAATTCACCATTATGTTTTTCCTGCCAATTATTTATAAGATCCCCGTACATCTGGCCATAAGTATTGGCAGCTTCAAATCTTGCCTCAGTTGTAGCAGTATTAAGTGCAGCAAGAGTTCTTGTTATACCTCCTACTCCCAAAGCAGCCAACTGGTAAGTAGAGGCCCCGGCTTCTTTTGCTTGCAGCAAAGAATTTATTCCTGCTACATCTTTAAATTGATCAGCACTCCAAGATGCTGCATCTTTTGTATAACCCCATAAGTTTTTAGACAAATCCCTGATAGAAGTAGGGTCTGTCATTTTTCTCATGGCATTTATTTTTTCTCCAGTGGTAGTTATTTGGTTGCTTTTTTCTGCCACAGACATCATATCCTTTATGTCTTCTGCCCCTACTACTCCTTTTGCTAACCAACCAGCACCTTTAGCAACAGCACCAAACCCTTCTCCTATTCCCCAGGTAAGCAGCATTTCTGACAAAAACTGTGCACCTGTTCCAATAGAGAACCCGGCTTGCTGTATCATATCACCAACAAACTCCCGGTTAAATACACCCAGACCTGTCTCTTGTACAGGACTTTTATAAATAGCAAACGTATTAAAAATAGATTTTTGCTCTTCATCTTTTTGTAGTAACTCTTCAGGGGAACCTGCAAGTCTCTGCATAAAAGACTGGTCACTTGTCCAGTTAAATAAAGCATCACCTACATTAGCCCAACCTTTCCAACCTTCTACAAAAGTATTTTTAGCAAGACCAAATCCACCACCAACAGCATTGCCTAATACATCTCCCCAGGTTTGTACATCGGCATACTTTAGCTCATTTGCATCATATATTTTTCCATCAATAGTTACAGGAGCTGCATATGGGTCAAACCCTTCAGTTCCAAAATGTCTGCTTTGTGTGTATCTTTCTGCCTGAGTCTTGTTCCAGTCAAAAGGTATGGGGGCCATCTTTGTTGCTAATGACTCTTCCTGTCCCAAATAGTCTCCAAACCCACTGCTATTTACATCTCTGGATTGACTCTCCATAGATGGATATGGGATATTAGGAGTATTAGGAACAACATTAGTGTTATCAATATTAGACTCATTGGTTGGTAATGAGAGATAGTCTGAGAAACCTGACATGTTTGTTATTTATTTGAATTGTTTTTCAATATCTGCTACTGATCTTCCACCTTCTGTAGGTGGTTTACTTTGGTGGTTTTGTTGAAGAATAGCTCTTTTAGTAAGCTCTCCATTAATCCAGTTATTTTTCTTTTGGTATAATTCATCCGGGCTCATGGCTCTATCACCTACCATAAGATTAATAGGTGTTGTTGTCCAGTTCTTTTCAAACTTGGGAAGACCATTTTCCATTTTAATGCTACCATCATCATTTAATTCCCACTGCATGGTATACATATTCATTCTTGTATACCTACCTGTAACAGGATCTTTACTTGATTGGTCAGGTAACATCTTGTATTGAAAGCCTGCATTTTTTTCAAAATCACTTTGCTCCAGACCATTAGGATCATAAAACAACTGCCCATACCTATAACTCATTTGGGCCTGGGGAAGTTGTGTGATGTATGAACCTTTGGCTGTAGGACTAATGTCTAACCATATTTTTTTAAGGCCTTTAAGACTTTCATAAGATACTCCCCCCACTTCTAACTTGTCATCTCCTTTTTCTTTGTCTTGAAAAACAAGTTCTACAGCTGGTGTACCATTCGGACCATATTGATGAAAAGATGTACCCTTAATAAGTTTGGTTATTGTACCGGTAAAAGCATTATCTTCTAATGCTTTTTTTACTTCTGTAGAGACTACATCTTTCATTTTGTTATCATCATCTACAGTATATACTTTTTCATGGTTAGTAGGTATAAGTGCTTCCTTTGTGACAATAATACCAGTTGCTTTTTGTATAGGATTTATGTCTTTACCTTCTCCGGACATGTCATAGGTAAGTGCTGCACCAGAAACACCTGTTTTGTATTCTGACATTTCTCCTACAACATTTTGCCCTACTTTTGCTATTTTCTCTTTATAACTACCTGGTGTACCAAATACAGAATAAAAAGAATGCCCATCTTGTATTCTTGCTTTTATATTGTTATTATAAGGCAAAGGTTTTCCTTGTGCTCCAGTAAAAGAAACTGGATCTTTACCATGTAGTACATGATCCAAGTCTACTACTGCATGATATGGAGTTCTTGTAGTAGGTTCAGTTACGGGAAACGTAGCAGGTGTACTGGTATACCTAAAACCATTTATATTATTTACTTGGTACTCTTTTCCATCCAAATTAATTGTACCTCTTCCTATATCTAAATTAAGATTCTTATCTGCCCATAGCTTTGCAAACTCATCTCCTGTAATAGTTCTTGTATTTCGAGGATTTCCTAATGCACTAATAGATATAGTAGGAAGATTAAATGCTTCTGCGGCATCTTGAGGAGTATAAAAATCATTTGTTTTTTTGTAGGTCAACTTTTTATATACACCTGTTTTATCATTATTTATAAACTCTACAAGTCTATTTTTGTACTCAGTTTCCCTCTTTACATAATTAGCCATTTCATTCTCCATCTCCTGGTTCTGCTGTGCTATTTTAATAATCATAGCAGTTTTTGCAGTATCAACTGTTTGGAAAAAAGAAGATGTACTATCTTGATGAATAAGAGCAGACAATCCTTGCCTTAACTGGTTGGGGCCGGTTTGTGTACCATCTGTAGTATACTGTTGCAGGCCATTATCATTCAGTATTTTGACTATTTTTTGTCTCCTTTGAATAGCATCAGAGGACATATCATATTTACCTGTGACAAGAGAATTTTGTAAATCTTGACTAAGCAACTGTAAATCAGGTGCAGATAGCCCGCCTACAACTACATTGTCACTGGCCATTTGTAATATACCGTCCATACCAAAAGCTGTCTTGTTTATGGTGTACATAGACATAGCTTGGGTGGCCCTGTGTACATCTAATGTAGGAGTTTTTACTACATCCGTACCAGGTATAGTGACTGTACCTGATCCAATAGAAGGCATAGCGGGGCCTCTTAGTCCACCTCCTCCTCCAGTACCTACTCCCCCAAAACCAGTAGCAGCCCCAAGCATTCCTCCACCAACTCCAATACCTTCTCCGGTGAGATCAAATTGGTCTAGTAATTCCTTAGTTATAGGATACCCGGACTTCCGAAGTTCATCAAGTAATTTAATATCAAGACCTGTTTGTTTCTGTTGTGCTCCTAACTGAAACTGTGCTATTTTAAGCTGCTGGTCAAAAAGCTTGTTAGATTGTTCATTAAAAGCTTTTGCAATAGGGTTCTCTTTAAACTCCACACTTGATATAGATGCTCTACCTACTGCCCACCTATCTGCATCATGGTCTGTAGAAATACTTTTTACATAGTCTCTTGGATTAGTAACTATGTCTTCTACTTTTCTTTTGTAGTCAGATGAATTAACATCTATAAGTTTTAGAAAATCCGATGTGTTTGAGGAGTACCTAATATTATCCCCTATAGTAACCCCATAAGATTTTTCAAAGCCATCTTGTGTTTGTTTTGCAAGATCAGCATATTCCTTTGCTCTTTTAAGATTATATTCATATTCCTGTTCTTTTTCAGGAGACAGTTTAATATTAGCAGGATCTATTGCCCAACCATTAGGATCAAGTGGTACAAGAGAGTTATTTTTTTTTCTCCACTCTAAAGCAGTTTTATTATAGTCAGCTATTGTGCCGGCATAATATTTAGTAACATCTTCTACTACATTTTCACCAAACATTCTTGTTGCCTGCTCTTCTGTTACACCCGGATTTTTATCCTTTATATCCTTTATTGACTGTCCCATTTGAGCAATAGCAATTGCTCTTTGTTGGGGGGCATACTTTTCTCTTGAGGCAACAGATTTATAAAAAGCTTTATAAGCATTTACAGATTTAGGCCCATTTGTAAAAATAGTCATCAAATTACCATTTGTATCAACAGTAGTTATTCCTCCACCTTTACCCTGAATCTCAGACCATTCTTTAGCAGCATCTGTATCTATGTTATAGACAGGCATTGCTTCCCTTCTTTCTAATTTACTATAAGCATCTTTAGTCATTGGAGCCCCGGCAAGCTGGTCTAAACCTTGGTTGAGATATGTACTTATCCAAGGATTGTAGAGTTCCCTTTCTTTTTCATCCTTACTAGTTCTCATTGATTCTAGTTTTTGAAACTGAGTATTATAATGAGAAGTAAGTGCCTGGTTCTGCAATAGCAACTGATCCTCATGAAAAGGAGCCATTATGTTCTCAGCTGCCAGCACATTTTTAGGATCGGACAAATCAGTAGCAGCAACAGATTTCATTTGCTCTAGTGCACTGTTTTTATAGTCCTGCTGCCTTTTTCTGGCTTCCTCCCCAGTAACCGGTTGATTGAAAATAGCATCATATTTTCCCTTTACTTCCTTAAGTCCTTGCTCATACTGCTGGTTAGCTTTCATCTGCATTGAAGCAAGAAAACTAAAGTCAGGTTGATATACAGGAATTGGGGTTACGGATGAGGGAACATTTTCAAGCCAATTATAATCCATTTTTATAATATTTTGTAAGTAACTAATCAAGTACTGCTACTACGATATAAATATACGTAGTAAACAAATAAGGTGCAAATAATCGGTCAAATAAACCTTTTATATGCACCTCTTGCAAACCTTTTATGTTTATTCTATTTTTTCATAAATTTTTGTAGAGCACTACCACCGTATTTAAATACTCCTCTTTGTTGGAGTATCTTGTACATATCACCTGACTCATGTTTTATCTGCCTTTTGGCCAATTCTTTTCTTTCTGCCTGAGACAGTTCTCCCAATTTTTTATCTTTTATTTCAGGGTAGATATTACCATCATAGCCACCATTACTCCACTTTTTTAGAGCCTGGTCTACAGTGGTATCTTTCTTGTAGTAGTCTGATTTCATTACACCATCTGTATCACCAAACAGTTGGGTTTGGTATGCTTTTACACCTGTTTCAAGATCCGGGAAAGAAGCAAACATACCATTACCATCTTTCTGTTTTATACCAGAGCTGGTAGCCCCAAATAATTCTCCAAATATTGGTTTGTAGATAATGTTACCTGGGTTATTTGTTGCAGTAGCTATGTCTGTTTTAGACATTCTTTTTGTTGGCACACCGGCTAATGGTTTTCCTTTTGGAAAACTCATTTCTTCTTGAGAGTATTGTGGGGCTACAGGCTGTTGGTAACGTGTATTGTCTACTGAAGGAAACAATGTTGGCATAGAAGGAAGTCCGACAAACTCTCCTCCTATTTGGTAATATGGTATTCTTTCAGCATTCTGTTGGTAAGCAGGTGCCATGCTTGGTAGAGCCATGTGGGAACCACCATATCTCATCATTGAGCCACCATATTTACTTTGATTTACAGGAGCACTTGTCACTACCTTTCTACCAGTAGCAGGGTCAGTACCTGTTGTTCTTGTCCTTGGTATTCTAAGCTCTTGTTCTATTTGCCCTATTGCTAATTCTTCAGCTTTATCCTGAGGTAAATTATAACCCGGACCAGTAAACTTTTTTACAAGAGAAGCATAATCTGTCCCCATTCCTGTACTAGGACCTCCTTGTAAATCTTTAAAATATGCATCTTTAGCTCTATCACTTTTAAATACAGGCATTTGTGTAATAGGGTCAATATCAAAGTAAGGTGAGGTTTTGTTAAGCCATGCTGTTTTAACTGCTGTATCATGCTGTTTTTGTTTTCTATCAGCATATTCAGCCTGCAACCTACCCATTTCTCTTTGGTAATCCCTATCTGCCAGGAACCCGGCTTTGTTTAGTTCAGCAAGCCTATTGGCCTGTTTAGCCATAAGTTCATTGGTTAACTGGGCAGCCTGTGCATTAGCAGCATTAGCTATAGCAACATTTTGAGTATTATACTGTGCTATTACATCAGCAGCTTGTTTGCCGGCTTCACCTTGTAGTCCCAATGTAGTTGCCCTTGCTGCCCTCTGATCTCCTTGACCAGCCATTTCCATAGCTGTTCTTGCCATTTCTTGTTGTGCAGCAATGGCTCTTGTAGGATCAGCAAATACTGTTTCAGGTATTACTGCCTGTGGTACTGGTTCATATGGATGGAATTTTCTTAATTGAGCCATTTGTAGCCCGGTCATAAAGTCTCCATATAAATTGGGATCTATTGCCATCTTCCACTTATTACCTTTACCACTTACTTTTTCTTTTGGTAAACCCGGCATATCTACACCACTCATCTGCTGCTGTTGGATATCTGTAGGCAGCAATTTAAGACCCGCAAGTTCAAGAGGTTGGATGCTATCTTGGTTTCCAAAAATCATAGAATTAGTTACCGGTAACCTACTTATTGATTTATCTGGGTTCTCCCAACCAAGAGTTTGTACACCTAGTTTATCATCCACTTTTAAACCAGCTCCTCTCATATTTGCCCACCGTTGGTAATCTGCAGTTGTCTGAGGAGCAGTTGCTGGGTATCCTTGTGCCTGCCCTACACGAGGGTCCCAAGGAGCATAATCTGACCCATAATTATTTGAGACTTGCATCTTATAAACAGGAGATACTGTTTGTGCTATTTGGGTATTGGCTATATCATTATCTTCCTCAGGTACAAGAGTCATTTTTCCACTCTCATCAAATTGATGGGTGTAAACTTTATCAGGACGACCATCACTTTGCATCATAGGCACGCCTCCATATTTTGTTTCTTTAGGAGCATTAGGATCATGGTGGTCCATACCCATATGTTTCTTCATGCCTTCCTGTACCTTAGCCAGTTTGTCTAACTTAGCCAGATAATTGTCAGTCATGAGTTGGGCTGTGGTTTTTGCACTGACATCAGCATTAGGATCACTCAATACTTTTTTGAATTTGTTGAGGTCATACTTCTTAGCTATTTCGGCCGGAGTATAGCCTCCTCTTTTTGGCTGCATGCCAAACATAGCAAGTACTGTGGCATCTTTTATTTTAAGAGCTTTGGTATCAGAGTATACAAATGAATTAGAAGGAACATTAATATCTTTACCACCTTGAGTGTGTGGCTTACCATTAACATTCATCAGTTCCATTGAACCATCCTGGTCAAAGTCTCCAAGTACCTGTTCTTGTTTTTCAGCATTTATATCACCACCTTCTTTTGCTTCAGGTAAGGTTTTGCCTGTACTATGGTAAGGGCTGACTTTTGCAGTACCCCCCGGATACCCGGTAGGAGAAGACCAGAACCTATCCAAAGCATATCCCTGACCAACTTGTTGGTTACCATAACCATGTGATGGGCCCTTAGATGCATATCCACCTGCCCACATCATAGGTGTTTCTCCTTCACCAGCACCCATACGGATATTGTCAACTGGTGTATTGGTAGGCATACTTTTTATACGTATTTTCTTTTTCATTCCTCCATATTTTGCAACAGGCACATCCTCTACTCCTCCTATATAAGATTTACCCTGATAAGATCCGGTAAAATTTGTAGGAAGTTTTGAGGAACCTGTTTCTTGTATTGGTTGTTGTGTTGGTACTGCTTTATGAGCACGTTCTGTAAAAGAAGCAAGGCCGGCAGAAGGAATAGCCTCAGTACCGGTTTTCTCTGTGTAATATGTTTCATACCCACCAGTAGCCGGGTTCTTTTTTTGTTGCTCATATTGGTAAACAGGGTAGCTTTTTTGTTTCTCTCTACCTCCTACCCAGCCCGGTAATCCACCCCATGGATCTTTACCAGTTATACCAGAAACAGAGCCTGGCATTGTGGATGCCCTAGACATCATATCAGCTTGTATAGCAGCAGCTCTTTCATAAGGGAATCCAGTTTCCTGAGCTATTCTTTTTTGAAGATCCTCTGAACCTCCCCAATTAATTACTCCCTGCCCAGGTACTTTTGAAAGAGCAGCTTGGTATCTATTCCAACTTTCTCTTTCTCCTGCAGTAACTGGAGCACCAAAAGGGAAGGTATAGCCCCCTCCCTGCATTTTTGGTACTGCTTTTATTTTTATTTTGGCCATTGTACTGGTTTGTCACTATTAAATTACATCATTTCTACCTCATATCCTAACTTCCGTAATCTTGCTATCTCAGCATCATCTACTTCATGCACACTACCAGGTACATATCCACCTGTAGCATAAGCAGTATCCCTCATAGGCATACCCCCCATCATAAAGGTACCACCATACTTACCCATAGAAGGAGGGAAGTAGCCGGCTCTTACAGGAATATAACTATCTGGACGGAACAAACCTTGGTTAGGAGTATAATCACCATGCCCTCCGGGTTGGTTTACAGCTGCAAAAGCATTTATTGTTTGCCCTTTTTTCTGCCTGTACTCAGCTTGTTTTTTAGCATCCTTTATTGAGGTATAAGCTTTTCCAAGATTTAAAGCAGTATTAAAAAGACCTTCCCCGGTTTGTGCCCATTTAGAAATATTTTGTCCCCAGTTGGTACTACCATCTATTGTGTTGCCGGTATTAGGATTATAAGTACCTATAGATCCTTGTCCATAATCTGTCATTCCTTTGTTCCAAGTTGCAGTAGGTTCCTGAGGCATAGTTACTACATCGGTGCTTGCAGCAGTTTGGTCATCTTGTCCTGTAGGAGCACTTACTGGGTCAGTAGGCATTTCTGTAGGATCTTCATAGTCACCAACTCCAAATCTACTAGACCGTTTAATACTGGTGTCACCTCCTCTTTGGTAGTACCCACCATGGGCCATAAACTTAGCCAAAGGATGGAATGGATTTACATACCCACCATATGCTTCAAAGCTAGGAAATTGTCCTCCCTGCATCATATGTTGTTGTGCCTCTGGGTTATGTTCCAGGTAATTCTCAATGCTGTTAAGGTAGTCATTAGCCAGGGTCATTTTACTAGCTACCCATGGTTCAACATGAGTATTTTGGTTTAGTACCTGTCCAAGTTCACCTATCTTATGCTGCATCTGGTTCATCTGCCCAATAGCCATGTTAGCATACTCATTAGTTTGCCCACCCTGTTGGTAAGTACCACCCGGCATATAAACCATTCTATCTGCAGTTACCATGCCACCTGTTTGCATGTTGTCCATTATTTTCTGCTGTACTGATGCAGGTAAAGCCCTAAAGCCTGGATTGTCTGGCATAGCTGGCCCACCAAACTCATGGTGCCACTTAGCAGCATTCCTGGCAAAGTTAGCCTTCTTCACCATAGCAGGTGAATAGTTCTCTTTGTGTGCAAGAACCTGGGAAGCAAATGCCTGAACACTTTTACCGTGTTTTGAAGCTGCAGCAGTAAAGGTTCCTCTCTTTGATGGCTTAATGTAAATACCTCCTTTCTTCATCATACCTGGTTGCATAGGTTGTCCACCACCTTGCTGTTGCATCATCATAGCCTGTTGATCCTGTGGAGACATCATGGGTTGCTGTCCTTGGCCTTGAGCTTGTTGCATAGCCATCATCTGCTGATCTTGAGGACTCATTCCTTGTGGTGCCATACCCATAGGCATACCTTGTGGCATACCCTGAGGTTGTTGTTGCATAGCAGCCATCATCATCTGCATTTGAGCAGGTGAAAGTTTCTTGCTTTTATGGTGCTTACCACCTTTTTTCATCTCTACCGGTAAGTCTTGAAGCATACCACCACCTTTACCAGTGCCCGGATTCATAGCAAAAGGATTTACTATTTCTGCACCTGGGGTTATACCACCAAATGCCATGTGTGTAGGAAGATCCTGAAGATAACCAGAGCCTTTACCTATTCCCGGTGCCATAGCAAAAGGAGTAGGATATTCGTTGTTACTGATATTGAATGAAGCAGTCCCTCCTCCCATCTTAAAAATAGGAGCAGATCCACCGGGCATAAAAGTAGGGCCACCCATCTTGGAGTAGCTACCACCATTAGCAAAATATGTACCACCACTGAATGTACCTGAATCACCTGCAGTAGATACCCACTGCTCACCATTCCAGTAAGAACCAGGATGGCCTGAAGCAGCACCTCCATTCTTCATATGAGGATGAGCTGCAAAGAAATGCTCTTCTGAAGGGTATTTGGAGTAAAACTCCTGTTCGTTTTTAACTCCTGCTGCTTTTAAAAATGGATGCATTGTTATTGTTTTTATGTATTAATAATTTTTTAACCAGTTATTTTTTATTGTACCACCATATTTTTTTCTTGTTCCTGTTAATATAGGAGCTTGTATAGAACCACTTTCATCAAGATAAGCATATGGTATTTTATTTTGCATGTTCTTGTTTATATTTTGCAGATGTTGGTTTATCTCTCTTACCATTACATCATTTGATATACCTGCTTGTGTAGGAAATCCAAGATTATTTAAACCTTGATGCCCATGATAGTTAATATTGGCAATATCTTCATTAACTATTTTGTTAATCATACCTAGACTTGCAGGATAACTATCAGTTGACATTGAATGAGCAGGTATAAAACTTTGACCTTTTGGAGCTGCTTTTACTTTATTATATGCCTGTAAAATTTTAGCTGCAGGATTTACTCCTGCCCCAGAATGTAAACTAGGTAAAAGAGTTTCTGTAACTGGCATTGCTGTTTTTTGAATTGGAGCAAGTCCTTTTTTTTGCAAATACCAGTCAGTTAATTTACTTGTTATAGTAGGTTTTTCTACTGGTTTTACTAAAGGTCCCCAATTATAATAAGAAGGGGCAGTATAAGTTTCCCAACTAGAAGGACTAGGTAAATCTATATCGTCTATAAGAGCTTGATTTGCTCTTTGCAAAAAACTTTGTTCCTCTAAATTAAGCCTCTGTCCTTGTATAAATCTTCTTCTTATAGCATCTACTCTTTGGGGGTCTATTCCTTCTGAAGAGTAGGAATGTGTGCTAGGGTTTAGTACAGGCTCAGGTACTCTTTCTTCTGAAAATATATCCCTATATAAATTACTGATAGTTTGTGCTTGTTGTTGAGTTTGTGCTTGATGCCTTCTCAGTCTTTCTTGAAATCTTGCAAAATCAGAGTCATCTGAAACAGCACTAGCTTCTTTTTGCTTCTTTGCTATTTCTGCACTTTTTAGATTTTCTATTTTTTGTTTTATTTCATCCTTTGTAAAACCAGTCAGATTTTTTAAATGATCATCAGGTAAATTTTCTACTTTACCCATTAATTTTTGTAACATGGCAGCATCTTCAAAGCTACCACTCTGAGCTATAGATCCTACAACTCTTGTATTTTTTAAAAGGTTAGTTTCACTAGGAGACAATGGTGCAACAGGTATAGTGGCTGTTTTTATTCTTTCAAGACTCTTAGGTATTGATCTCATTTCTCTACTTGCACTTCTACCTATTCCTGCTATACCTTCTCCTAAACCAACTATTGCATCAGCATCCATCATTGCTTGACCTGCACCAGGAAAAGCACTATAACCAGAGTATCCTTGTGTGTAATGATAATGAGGATCAAATATTCTTGTAGCAGCTTCTATTGGATAAGTAGGCATGTTTAAAGGAAAAGGAATAGATTCAAGTTTTTGCCTTGCTTTGCCTATAAGACTTTTACTAGACAACTCTTGTTCCCTTCTTATTTGTTCCAATACTTGTGGGTCAGGTGTAGCTACAGATGGTTTATGTTCCCAATCTTGGTAATTTACAGTACCAGCTGATACACCTGTAGGTAAAGGAGTATTGATTGTAGCTGTTGTGCTTGGCTTCCAGCCACCTTCCTGATACTTACTTAACCAGCCTCCGTATTTTCTATTTGGTACCCAGTTTTGTCCAGGTAATATTCCTTGTTTGTAAAAACCTGCAGGTCTAAAAAAGTTTCCTTGTACCTCAGGTGAAAGCCATACCTCTGGATTTAAGTTTGCATCTTCTGGGTTTACATACTGTAAATTTTGTTGTTGTATATTAACTGGAAGTTCTTCCAATCCAGATACTCCTATTTTTGGAATGTGTTGTAAAGTTGGTTTTTGTTTTGTGACTATTATATTTTTTTGTGTAGGTATTGTAGAGGGTTGATATATTACTTGTTGAACAGGTTCTTTCCACTGAGGTATTCTTGCTCCTGGAACTCTTTGTCCTTTACCAAAAAGGTTTAAAAATGACCTGCCAGTTAAAATATCTTTTGCACTGTTATCAGGATTTGATATAAAAGCAACAAAATCATTAGGTTTAATTGATTTGTTACCTTTAGATTGAAATTCTAACATATCATTTTTGAGAACACCAATAGCTTGACTATTATCCATTAATTGCTCAGGCCTTACTTTTTCTCTAAGCATTTTATCATATGAAGAACCTTTTTTTACTTCTACTACATCATTTCCTGCAAGACGTTTATAATTACTAAGAAGTCTTTGTCCAAAATTATGTAAATAAGAACTATCTTGAAAAGATTTATACTGAGGATCATTATCCGATGATACATATATAGGAGCAGGTCCACCACCCTGCATTCTTTTTTTATGCATATAGTTTTCAAAATCTTTTGCCTCCCCTTCTACTGTCCAAGGTTCTCCATATCTAGCTGCATCTATGTATTTATCATAAAGCACATCACCTGGTACAAATTGAAATTCAGGATGTTTTTGTATAAATCTATTACCTAGTATATTTGCATCTAGTCCTTGTCTGTTAAAATATGCACCTTGTAACTCAGGTGTAGCTAACATAGATGGTCTTTTTAAAGGCCCTTCCCATTTTCCAGGTACAGATAATCTGCCCATCCTATCTTGAAACTCATGAAAAGCTTCATGGTTATAAACATCAGGGTTATCATATTGCTCAGGAGTAAGATACATTTTACCTGTAACGTGGTCATAATGACTTCTTTGGTATGGGTCTTCTGCAGGTATCATGTATTTAGGTAAATCCTGCCTAGGCCCACCTTGTTGGTATGTAGGTACATACCCACCATATTCCCAAGTACCAAACCTCTTATGCCAGTACAAAGGACTAAATGGGTCTTTAGCTTTTGAAGAGTCTCTACCACCCATTCTGCTCCAAAAATTATCCCTTCTTGTCTCAGAGTGGTGTTGTTTAAAATCCTGCATTCCCCGGTAACCACCTTGTACTACTTTGTAGCTGTCACCTTTCTTTGCCAGTACCTTCCATTTGTGCTGCCCATCCCCGGACTTCTTTTGTCCCACATGGGTAAAGCCCATGTTCTTGTATCTTTGGGGTATACCACCATTTTTCATTTCTTCTATGTATCCACCTTCTTCAAACAAAGGCATAGAAAAATTAGAGTGCTCACTAGGCTTACCTTTACCCATAACAGTAGAGTCTACCTTTACCTGCTTTGGTAAGTTTTGTAATGGGAACTCCATAACAACTTGTCCTGGGAATTTATAATCTGCCCCAGGTACCATGAGCTTTTTGTTGCCTAGGTTGTCAATACCAAGCAAAGGATGATTAACCTCATCCATGGTTATGTTACCAGATGGGATAATGTTAAAAGAGTTGAACCGGTCAGGTGAGGTGTTTTTGTAGCCATCTATAGACACTGCTCCACCTGTTTGATACCCTTTAGGATGAAACCTTTCTACAGCTTGTTGGTAAGGAATACGTTCTTTCTGTTCCCCAGCATAATTCATAAACCACTGAGCCTGGTCTTTATTAGGAAATTGTATACCCTCTCTTTTTCCTATAGGATGTACCCAGTATGTTCCATAGTCCCCCTCTCCGTAACCAAGATTTGCATCACTTGTAAAAGGATTAAATAAATCTTTAACCCATGGTTTTTGTACATTAGCTCCAAGCACACTATCTCCCCAAGCAACTTTATCCGATTGCCAAAGTCCTCCAGGTTGGTATTCCTTCTTTATCTTCCTCTCCTGCCTCAGCATTTCCTTAGTGGGTTTTTTACCTGAACCAGCATTGGCCCGGATATTATCCCACAACCCTCTTTGAGAGTAGGAACCATCTGCTCTCTTTATCATACCACCTTGCTTGTACTGCTCTAACCAGCTCATTGTTTACTTACTTAAAAGTGTTAAAGTACCTTGCCTTAGAAAAACTACCTTGTAAATCAGATGACAGATTGCACAATTGCTCCAGCCCTTTCTGGTCAGCATAGTTGCAAAGTTTCATTGTAAAATCAAAACCTTCATCTAGCATCTTGGCAACTGCTTCTTCACTGAATGGTTCAATTGTTTCAGTTGTAAGTGGGCCAAACCTTTTAGGGGCTTGCACACCAAGCAAATATTCAGCAATACCATCTTTTGCCTCTACCAGATCTTTATACAAAGCATCTAGCATGTTGTGTTGTGCAAAGCTTGTTGTCTGCAGGTGATAGTAATGTGCTTTGCTGTGCAGATTGAAAAGCTTGCTTACTATACTGTCTGGTGTCATTCCTCCACCCATACCCATATTTATTGGCATAGTAGACATTGGAGACATTGGTTTTTTTAGTTGCATTTTATTTATGTTTAATTTTCTATTAATTCATTATCACCTAATATTAAATCGGCTGTAAGCATTACTACTTCTTCAAGAGTAATCATATCCGGCCTATATATACATACAGAGATTTCTATCATCTTGCAGAGTATTGATTCTTTGTTGAAGCATACCTGATTGTCAAGCTATTCTTACCAAGATTTGTTTTCCTCATAAAGATACGTGTTCCTGTATATCTTATTCTTTTTTGTTGGTTCCATGGCTTCAATAAGTTAAAGTAACCGGTATTTGTGCTGAAGGTATAACCATCAGGATTAGTAGTCATCATTGGAGTATTGGCCAATGTAAACTGTCCCCGGTCTGCAGTATAATCATAGAAGTCATTTACCCGGTATTTATTCTCTACTTTCTGGTACAGGATTTGTCTTGTTGATCCAATCCAGTTAGGATAGTTTACAGCAGCATAAGGATTATTCCATGGTTTAAGAAGCATGTTCTGCAAAGTGCTGTTTTGCTCTTTATTATAAACCATCAGGTAATCAAATGACTGGTCATAGTTCAAGAACTTATCTACCCCATTTGGAGCATACTGGTAACTTTCCAGTAACCACTCAACACTCTGGATAATACTCTCATTTACCTGGGTATTGGTAAAGTACTCTATCTCTACTGGATAATTTTGTCCATAGAAGTTGGCAAAAGATTGTACTGTACTATTGTGTCTCCACAATTGCCCAGATGTACTATGAGTAGTTGAAAAATGATTCTTAGAAGGCACAGCAAGAGATGGGTGCCAGTCATGCCAGCTTATAAACTCTTTCTTTACACAATCATAAGAAAGTGTCCAGCATGCACTGTCAAAGTAAATAGGGTCTTCCAAACTTACTTTTATAGGTCTACCCACTCTAGCATCATTGTAAACAAAGTTGTTACCTACATAAGAAGTCAGGGCTGGATTAACAGCTTTGTAATCTTTCTTACAGATATACAATATCTGGTGCACACTATCATAGATAAGTTGTACCCCTACCCCGGCTACAGGATTATCCTGTAATGGGTAGTTAGGAAACTGCTGTAACAACTGAGAAGGAAGATACTTCAACAGATGGTACTTTAACCCAGCATGCTCCCCAATATCTACTATTTGCCCTCCTACTAAGTTTATTAGTTTTCCTGTTTTTTGAGAAACCCAGAATGCACCATGAGGAGTATTAATAACTCCTAGTTTACTTTGGCAGGAAGCATACTCATAAGAATCATCAACATTTAAGATTGATTGTAAAGATTGATTAAACAATGCACCTGTACCAATAGTGTATTCTGTTTTACTATGAGTTGCAATTGTTTCTACACCGGCAAACATCATAGGTGAAGAACTCTCCATAAGGAACAATGCACCTGTTTTATGAAGATCTTTTATGACAGAAACCCGGTCATTAAAATCCTTGTAGTTGTTTGGTAAAAATATCTTCCAGTTATCCTGCATCTGTTCCTCTTCCTGTGGTAAAGAGTATGCTACCCTACGTGGATAATAAGAGAAGCAGGTGTATGCAAGATTAGGGTCATAGTCTCTTCTGAGACAACTGCCCCAGGATATAAATTGATTGATGAACTTGTTTGCTGACAGAGAGTAGTCATACTTATAGAAGATGTCACTCTTTATAATGTCTGCCCGGAAGTACTGGTTTATAAAATCATCAGAAGAAGCATATGGGTCATAGAACCTTTTTGCTATTGGTTCTTCCCATTCCCTGTACCCAACATTGACAGAGCTCTCTACAAAGAAGTTTCTACATCCGTTATAGAACAAATAGAAGTAACCGGTGTTTACATAGAAAAGACCATTTATTTTAGGAGGAGGCCCAAAAGAAAAAGTTGGAACATTTATTGGTCCATCTAGCCTTCTATTATCAGAAGCAAAATCTATTAGTGTGTAGTTAATAACATCATTGTTTATCCAAAACATTGGGTAAGGTACATTGATGTAATCCCTGTAGTCATATTTAAAGTCCTCAGGTGCATCTACCAACCAGTCATTGAAAAACATAAATGGGTTCTTCTCTGTGTACCGATTGATGTATGTGTCTCCACCAAAAAGTACAGGTGAAGTATAAAACTGAGTAGCAGAAGGAGTTATTTTTTGTACACACCCTATAGGCACCTGCTTGGTGCTATCTACCTGTCCATACTGAGAACTTTGTGGAGTTCTGTATACAGCATAGTAAGAATCAATAGTATTATTAGTAACCGGTGCATTTTGCAACTGGTGAGAAGTATGCCATTTATTAATTGGTGCAGAACCATTTGGGCCTAAGTTGTACCTACTTCTATCATTCTTACGAGTAGGTATATTTTGATTTAATTTAAGAACCACATAATCATTCCTGTACAAGTTATTAATTGTATAACCAGAGAATGATTGCACCTGTCCTTTTACATACTGGTAGTCTTCTATAGGGAAAGGTACTATACCACCCGTATTTATGGGTATATCGTAATTCCCAAAAGAATTATACTGCATTGCATACTGCCGTGGGGGAATAAGTCCTTTTATAACAGAAAGAATTTGTTCATTAAAAGCTGGTAAAGTAATAAAATCCAAAAGTGTCATAATTAGCAAATTTGCAATACCTGCTGCAACAGACCCTGGAGAAGGAGTCATTGTGGTACCACTTATTTGGTCTGGTGTAGGTACTGTTACTAATAATGGAGCATTAAATGGTAAAGATTCCGTTCCTCTTACTTTTAAGTCTGGAGCTTGTCCACCTACAAACATAGATGCAATTTGTCCAGCTTGTATACTAAAATATACAGAGTCAACAAATAAAGTAAACCAGTTTGTAAAGTTACTAAGCACTTTAAACATTGGGTGCTTATATGGAGGTATAAAGATTCCTTTACTGACTCCACCCATAGCCATTACCAATTCCAACTGCCCAGCACCTAAGTACGGATGGTTGAAAGTTGTATCAGGTGAGTGGAATGAAAGTATGTCATCCCTATGTCCTTCCAACTGACTATTTGCTCCATTTCCTGTTGTACCTTTTTCTACATTAGCATATTTATTGGTAAGAAACCAATCCAGTCTTGGAGGAGTAGCAGTTCTATCTGGAATTTCATTGTAGGGGTAGTTCTGGAAAAGCCCATCTTTAACACCATTATCTTGACTACTATAAGTCCTCATGTTGTTGATCATCCCCTTGGCAACAATACTCTCATGTCCATCTCTTGTAGAACGAAGTATCTCATACCCAACTATGTCAGGTATAAGGTTACCATTGTTGTCTACAGGTGAAGCAATGTTGGAAAAGAATACTCCCATTACAGAAATGGTATTTTTCTGTCCTAAAGCAGGTGCACCATTTGGATTAAAATGGGAAAGAATAGTAGTACCATAAGCAGGAGTTGTTTGATCCGGAAACTGATGGTGCATAATAGGCTTTCCACAAAGTGGCCCCCATACAGCCGGAGAACGGTCAGGATATCTTTCATTAGAAGTATACACACCTGTCCGGCCATAGGCAATAGCCCGTCCACCTAACTGTCCAGCAGGAGCCAGATAAGCAGGGGGAGGACCAAGAGTAACAGTAGGACTACCAGTACTTGATGTGCTTCTTGCCGGTATATGGTAAGAAGCACTCTTATCACCTGTATTGTACTCAAACCTAATATAGTATGAGTAAACCTCTCCTCTGAGAAAACTTACATTCATACCATTCTCATCACCACCTAGATGGTAGTAGTCCTCATCATACTCTACAGCTACCCACCATGTCTGGATATTGTTTGCTAGGATCTGGTAGTTAAAATCAGGTCTCTCTTTTGGACCTACTCTGGTAAGGTAATTGGAAATACTATAAATAGCATCACTACTTACTATAGCAGGTGAAGAGATAGGTAATTTCTCCAGAGGGATGTTTGGCAGAGTAGCATCAATGTTATCTATTGTAATCTTTTCCAAGTTAGTGGAATAGATCCCCAGTCTCTTAGCTTGCACCTGCTGGTTAACCATAGAGATAACAACAATCTCCATTTCTGTAAAACGAACCTTGGTGTCACTATCTATACCATTGATGTGCAGGTCAAAAGCATTACCTGTGGAAAGATGTCTCCACAATGAGATTACATCAGAAAATGCTACATAATCAGTACACTTGATACTGTTTATAGCATATGCCATACAAACCTGATAGGTGCCATTAAGCAATTGTCCTAAACCAGCATGTTTAGTAACCTTAAGGCAAGGAGTACTTATTATAGGGGCCAGCCGAAGTTGTTCAATATCTATTACATCAGTATTGTGGCAGATGTAGCAGCCTGCAGATACTATACAACTTTGTACCCATGGGTTAGGAAAAGTCTTGGGTGTAGTTATTGAACCTATAGTCCAAGGACAAGTAGCTGTGTTAAGAGTCCTGTCCGGGTTTAAATTACCATCTGACCAGTAAGCATCAAACCCACAATCATACCCTCTTCTTGCTGCACCTGTAATCAGGTTACTTGTTTTAAAGTTCAAACCGGGTTTACCAGCAGCCAGAGTAGCAGCATCATTCATTAATGTGCTGTAGGTATTATTAGCATCATCAAACAATCCTATTTCTGAAGTAGTATTGTCCGTACTAAAAACCAACCACTGATCATCAGACAGATATATAAACCCTATGGGAGTATATGGGACAGAAACAGAAGTAATGTTAGCTGGCTCTGCACTTTTACCATACAACTGCCCATCAGCCAGCATGTTTGTCATGTTCCTAGCATGAGTATAGGTATCATTCTTCTTAAACAGGTCAATAGGATCTTTTACCATCCCACCTGTAAAAGTGTTGGTTGTACCTGGTTGCTGAGGTTGGTTTTGTTGTCCCTGTTGTTCTTGTGCCATTAGATATATTCAGAGTTAATAGCCCACGGCCAGCCTGGAGTATTTGCATAGAGAGAACTAAAAGGATGCAAATACTTGTAGTACATTGCCTTTCTGTTCATCTCTATAGTATTTTTAAGCTCGTAAAAATCAGGCATAGTTGCAATAGACAATGCCTGTGCTCTTGCACTTTTGAGTTCTGCCTGTACAAGCTGCAGTCTTCTTTCCATGTCAGGCTCACCATTCAGGTAAATATTTTGAAATATTCTTTCTTTTATGGCCCACTCATAGTACTCATTTATTTTTGGATGATCTAATACAAGCAGATCACCATTATCATCTTCCATTGCTCCCAGGTAACAGATATATACCTTTCCACATCTTTCATACTCATGGGCATTCATGTACTGCCCTCCGGAACCTACTGTTCCATACTCACCATAATTCTCCATGGTAGGAACATACAAGAAACCATCTCTTATGTAGCCTCTGTGTGGGGCCCGGTCAAATCTGGTATTTACACAAAAGGACGATGCTTCTTTAGAAGGCACCATATAAATATGCTCAAAGGTATCATACTTTCTTACTTCATTGGAATGATACTCTATCACATTTACCTGCTGAGTATTATTGCAGATGGTATAAACTTTGTTCTGCTTCCAAGGATCTGTGTCTACTACAGCACAGTCAACAGTTGGCTCTACTGTAACACATCCACATACCTCTGGTTTATCACAGGTAAGTGTACCTGAGTCTGGGTCATTATAGCAAAAAGAAGAAGTAGTAGCTGTTATATTGGCAGTTGCCTGTGTACAGGATACTCCCATAGTACCATCTTTACGGATTACACTATAGCAATCTTGATTGTAAGCAACAGATATAGAACCAGCCGGGCCATTTACAACAGGAACTGTTGAAGAACAACAATTAACTGATTTTCCTGCCTCTATGCTAAAAGAACTAGTAGTAGAATCAATACATGAAGTAATAGTAGCACCAGTACCTGCACCTGAAAGTAAGTTTGTTACTGTATAACAACCACATCCTGGCACTTGGCTACTACCACCATGAGCATTTGCCACATCAACAAAAGTAGCACACAGCTTAGTAGTTTTTGGGGAACCATCATCATTTGGTGGAAAATACACCATACTCTGAGTACCATCACAATAAGTAACCGGGCACTGGGCCCCTGCAGAAATTACAGTCCAACAAGGACAAGATGTTAATTGTGGTATACTATTTGGATTCTGTACCGGAGTTACTTTTGTCTCTGTGTGTATTCCATTAAACAATCCTGATTCTACAACTGTGTAATGGTTGCAGAGAGTAGCAAAGTTAAGTATGTAGAAGTCAGCAGGAAGCTTGGCTTTACCATGCTCAATATCCAAAATAGTTTCTTTTGTACCATGTATCTTAAGACCAAGCTCATAGTTAACCCTTTGGGCAACTTTAACAAGCTGGCCCGGCTCTACCATACCCTCCCTTGTAAAAGAAGGTAAGTCAATGTATATTTCATCCATTAACTCATCAAACCGTCTGTATTTCAGTTCTTTTAAAGTGGGACTGGCCATATTATCTTAGTTGGTTAACATTATCATGTGCATTGTCTTCAGGCACCTGAAGCTGGAAAGTAAGGTCTTTTAATACTGCAGCTTCAATTTCTGAAAGTATAAAATCAGGTACATTCAAAGAGTGGCACTGCCTTGGTTCACAAGCCTGGTCATAGTTGCATTTGAAGGAACTAATATCCTCTTCACACATTGCATCTATTCTTACGGCCGGCCAGTCAATATTTGGAAAGTACAGGTGATCATTTATGAACCATGCATACTTTTGCTTATTATACCTAAAGTTCTTACTTTTTGCCAAGTGATTGTACTCATCAGGTGTAGTAAGCTTTATTAGTTCACTTCCATCCAATGAAGAGATACTCCTGATCATAGGGCCGTAAATACCTTCATTAAAAACCGGTATAGGCAAGCATGTTCTCCTTATAGTACTGTAACTCTTTGGGGCCACCCCACAAACTGCAGCTTCTACCTTATCCATCTCCTGAAGTTTTACAAAATCAAGAGTTTCAAAAATAGATGCAAAAGCTGTCAGTCTTTTAGTCTGGTCCAGCCTTTTAATAGATAAAGCAGCATGCTTCTTATAGAGACTGTAAAGCATCCTATCAGTCAGAAATGAATCCTGCCTGACAGCTTTTAAAAGCCCCCTCAATCTTGAGGTCACATCTCCTATTGTAGTTTTACTCATATACTTTAGTTAAAAAGCAAACTCATCATACTGTTTTAAATTCTGCTCCCGGTTCCACTCTTTCTTTTTGGTACTCTGTATTTTTGGTTTCCGGAAAAGGTGAGCTATGTGCTGCCGAGTGGTAAACCTTATATATTTGCCCCAGCCATCTGGTTTCTTGAATTCTGCAGATACAGCCCTTGTTAGACCCCTCTCAGCTTCAAAACACCATAGATGCCGGTTATCAAACATGTGCCTGTCCAGCACATTGGTATACTTTATTTTTACAACCAGGTTCTCTGTATTTGTGTTCTGGTATACTACAGGTACACCTGTCTTTTGAAATTCCTGCCAATTGATGTTTTTTGCTGCAGTTTCATTAGAAATACTACAGGCCCCGGCTACCACAATACCCAGCCCATCAGGAAGCTTTAAGCCATTTCTGTTAGTTAAAACCTCCTTGGCCAACCTCTTGTTATAGTTGCAAATAATTCTACTTATATCTGCAGAGGAATAACCTTTCAACTCCGGGTATTGCTCTTTCATTTTTTTGAAAAAGCTTTTTTCGTGAAGAATGTTATATAGCCCCTTGGCAAATTTTGGAGCCTTTGGATCTGATTTGAATATCTGTCTTGTGGTTGCCATTACAGTATAAATATACTTATAAACTACCATAGTGCAAAGTTATAAGTAGGATAAACATTTTATGTTTATAATCCATACTTAAAACAGGATCTTTAAAGATACTTAATTTCTCTTTAAGAAGACCCTGGCAGTGATGGAACCAACAACACCAGCTATTTAAGGAAGGTAGAAAGTATGTGTGTCTATCAATGTACCATCAGACCAATAAGCTTTCATAGAAAAAGCTGTGGTTACTGACAGTTCATTGACTGCTTTTGTAAGTGGTATAAAAGCAGTCCTATACCCCAAAGGAGTAGAAGGAACTACTGCAGCCCCAACAAAAGCATCTGTTTCATCATAGATATTAAATGTAACTGTATTGTAAGGGGCAGTTGTACCACTTGCAAAAGTCTCATGCTGAATCCAAGATACCAGCAAAGTGCCGGCCAGTGTGTTACCAGATGTATCTACTTCTGTAACATTGAACTGTGTCAGTATAAAAGAAGGTAAAGAAGCCGGTGATCCGTTATAAGCAGGTATAGTAGTACCTGATACAAAAAATTTAAAATAAGGAGGTGTATTTAAAGCATCAAACTGTTGAAGTTGACCACCATGATTAAATACAGGAGAGTAAACAAGGCTTCCCACACTTGTTACTATAGCATTGCCAGGTACATTTGAACCTATGCTAAAAGTATCTGAGGTTACATTGCTTGGGTAAGTTATAGAAAAAGCTTGTGTATGAGGTACAGATAGTATAGTATAATTAATAACACCACTTATTAAAGTGGCATATGTATTACTATATGTGGAACTTACAGTCAAATTAAAATGCCCTGTGTCTGAGTTAACAGCTGTTATGCTAAATGCAGAATAAGCATTTACACCAAAAGGCACAGCACCGGAAACAAGGTCTGTACAACAATCAGAAGTTACAGATCCTTCGTAACAGGCAGGTGCACTGATAAGGACTGTAGTGCTAGTATCCCCGGAAGAACCAGTTATAGGAGTATAAAAAGTATCCAGGTTTTTTCTGTACTGAAGTTTATAGCCACATGTAGGTGGTATTGCCGGAGCTACCCAAGATATATCTAAGTTCATGAGAATGAAGCAGTTGCAGCTAAAGGTGGAGCACAAAGCACACCTTCAGTTGTGTTAAACGTATATGTAAAAGTACTTGTAAATTGGTTAGCATCCGGAGTAACAGAAATTACATAGGATGTGTAAGCACTCAACCCGGTAAATGTATCTGTCAAAGTACCTGGGTAAGCACCAGCAGGTAAAATGTGAGTAGCCAGTATAGTACCAGGAGTAGCTGCCGGGGCTATGGTTACCGTATAAGTATCCATGTCCTCACTGAGATTATCAAAAGAATATGCAACAGTTGTATCTGTTGGACTTATAGTAAGGCCCGGTGCAGTAATACCAATTGACTGAGAAATAGCAGATACAGCATTATCAGTACCATTTAGGTTTTGTACCTGGATATCATAGATCCAGTTATTAACACCGGTAAAAGATGTAGTAGTACCTGAGGCTGCCGGTATAAGGTAAGATGTCCATACAGAAGTACCTGCATGCCTATAAGATACCTTAAAGTTGGTGGCACCGGTTGTATTAGCACAAGTTATTGGTATATGAAAAGTAGCCATTGTTATTTTTTTACGGTAATGTTACAGTTATTGGGCCTATAATAGGTGTAGTAGTTCCCACTACCGGGCACACTGAAACTATTTCACAGAAAGCTTGCTTAAGAGTAGTAGATAAACCAATTGTCTGTAAAAGCTGCAATACAAATCCTTCTGTACACAAAAGTCTGGCAAGATCAGTCACAGTTGAGCCTTCTTTAAGGCCCAGACAAGCTATGGCTGGAAGTTGAACACAATCTGAAGACATACTATCCACACACTGATTACAAGTAGGTAGTATAATAGCAGTTGCAGATAACCCTTGGCAATATCCATTTGGATAGTTTGGTGTTGGACCATAATAAGTATAACCTGCCGGACAGCAAGTACATTCTATAGGTTGTGGCAACACAGTATAGTCAGGAGGACACCCACAGGTTTTCCCCTCAGCACACTGATTACATATACTAGCCGGTGTTGATGAACAGTTACACATTATTATCCTGATTTATAAGCAGCCCAATTAATTTCAATTACCCCTCCATTGCCTGTATCCGGAGGTGTTACAAAGTTCAAGTTAGCTCCTCCTGACACATAACTTATGTAATAAGCATTTGCCTGGAGTAGAGTACCGGTATAAGCATTACCAGCTGTCGGATACACCATAGATGGATTATAGGACAACCCAGCCACTATTGGTATAGTTGCAACAGTTCCTGATATGGTTGCAATATATGCTCCTATGGAATTACTTACCTGAGCACTCTGAGTACTCCTGATAACTGTTTTTACACAGTTAGATCCAATACCTGCATTAGACACAGAAGCCATTACTTCTACCTGGTAGGATGCAGCAATAGGAGAAAGAGCAGAGCCGGAAGAAGCAATGAATAAAGGATTAGTGCTGGCTGCTTGTTCAACAATACTAAACCCTACTTCCAAAATTCCACCTTTACCATCTGTTATAGTAATAGTACTTCCATTATCTCCATACCCGGATGGTATGAAACTATACCCACTGAAGTAAATATTAAAACCACCCAGGCTAGAACTATACACCGGCTGGAAGTCTACTATAACCTGAGAGCAAGTAGGTATTACAGCATTAATAGCTTTACTAACACCTGCCCTGGAATCCAGGTAAGATAACCATAAATTATTTACAGCATCTGCTATTGTAAGTGGATTACTTACCCATCCTGATAAACCAGCCATAGCACTGTTTTGGCTAAAGGCAGGTAAACTATTCAATGTGCCAGGGGCTTCAACTAAAACAGAAGAAGCCAGTGCAGATGTTGTACCTAGTACAGTATTATAATCACAAGAATTTTGAGCTATTAGTTCTGTTATTGTAGTAATAGGGGTAAGAACATTATTGCTAAAACAATACCCATTTACTACTGGTATAGTAGTACCTGATGCTTGTAAAGCTGCTACCTCTGATTGTAAAGTAGAAATATCCTGGCCATACTGAATCAGAGTATTACTAACATTGTTATAAAGATCAATCTGGGAACTAACTGCAGCACCAATACATGATATGTAACCGGTAGTAGGGCTATCTGCCACTATAGTACCATTCATACCAATAGGTAAAAGTTCAGTAACAGGAATACCATTACTGTCAAGAAACCTTAGATTCTTGGCTACCTGAAGAGGTACATTACTTACATATGGTTGTAGTTGTGCCATTTTTTGTTAACATTTATAAGGTACTACACCAGGTACAATAGTAGATGGTGTTCCATCCTGTGAGCATGCACCTATTGGGTAAAGTACTGGGTTACCTGTAGCAGAAGGACTTATCCACGTATAGGCACCATCACAGCAATATTTTACACCACAAGGGTCACAACATGGAGTTTTGTTTATAATCAATTGAAGCACACCCAATAATGTATTGGGCTTAGCTACTGGATTTGGTACTGTTGTAGCTATTGGTGTAGCAGTTGTCAGTGTACATGATGGATTACATATCTGACAATACCCGGCTCCATTAGAAGCAGAAGTATCTGGTACAAAAGTCTGTCCTACAGGACATATCCAAACTGTAACAGTAGGAGTCCAAAGACAACCAAGGTTTAACTGTGTAAAGTCAACTGTTGGGGCCGGAGTATTCTCCAGAGTATTCAGGTCAGTAATTAAATTACACAAAAGCTGTGCTTCTTTATACACAACATCAGTTACTGTAGCACCTTTGCATACATCTATACAACCGGGCAATGAAGGTCCTTCCCAGGATACACACCCAGATCCAATTACCTGTCCACAGGTCTTTGATTGATTATTACTACTTACCGGTTCCATATTACACTATTAAGATACTAAAAAGTTTATGAAATACAAATAATAGACCTTTTAATTTTTTAAAAAAGGAAGAACACTGTAAACATAAACTATTTTTTAATTATACTATTAATAGCTTGTATGACAGTTTCTGGTAATATTTTTTTTGTACACTCAAATGCTCTTTCAGAGTCCTTATGTTCTGGGCACCAGTCCCAATCTCCTGGGTCTAACCACTCTCTGTTAAAACATCCTGAGCAGGTAAATGGGTTGGTAGGGCTAATTCTAATACAATCCTGAAACTCTGTATGAGGAAGACTAAATCCAGATATTAAAATAGTTTTTGTTCCTAAGGCCCAAGATAACCATGATAATCCAGAGCCAAGTCCTATAAACAAAGCTGCTCCTTTTATATCTATTAACCTTTCTTGTATAGGGATATCTCCTGTTTTATCTATTACATTCTGTAATTTTCCATATAACTTATTATCATGTAATGGGTCTCCTAGTTTTTCTTGAGTAATCATTACTACTTTGTACCCAATAGAATTTAAGTAATCAATTACTATTTGCCATCCCCCTGGATTATTCCAATATTTAGCATGGCTAGAAGCATGTGGAGCTATAACTACATACTTTCCTTCAATATCTGTAGATGTTTGTGGTAGTGTTATCTTTGGCCGGGATTCTGCAGAAAAAAGATTAAGTACAGCACTTGCACTATCCTGAAGAGACTTTGTTCTGCAATTTATAGGAGACCTATTATAGTCAGCTTTTTTTCCTGCATGAAAGAATCCCACAGTATATTGAGCATACAAATTAGGTACTTCTGTTCCAGGCTCCACAAATTCTATATAAGGATATTCTTTTTCAAACAGGTAATTATGATAAGTAGATACTATTACATTGCAACTATGTTTCTTTTGAAACTGATCTACTTTAGCAAACCAGGCTACTGTATCTCCAAGAGCTTTTGAATCAAAATAAATCAGTACTCTTTTACCTGCAGGATTAAAAGAATGACTATCTATTAGTTGATTATTTTCATAGACATTAATAAGCCAGTTAATACAGTATTCTTTGTTTGTTTTGCACCACTGGTTATTACCTATAGTAGTTACATAATCTATTATACCGGTATCTTGATCAATAAACTCTACTTTATAAGAAGCAGGTACATTTCCTGAGATACGTACATTGGCTCCTAAAATAAATGAAATACTTATATCATTTTTCCAAACAAGGATAGGCCGGTTATCTATTGTAGTCTTATTGTAAATACTTAAAAGGAGATCTTTCATTTTTTTACAATATTTTTATTGTATATCTCTATACTGTTGTATTTTGAATGTACCGGCATGTCAATAATAATTTCTCTGTTTTGATAGTCTATTTTATGTGTTTCCATCTTTGGTATCAGGTAAATAGATTCCCCTGGTAACTCTGAGTAATAAGTAGAATCCACCAACAAACCATCATTAAGATTATTCAGGTAAAGCAAATCATGTGTATCTGAGTAGCTATAAACATTAAACTTAAAACTATCAAATTGAAAATCTGTTAGCTCTAAATTGGTAATATTTACCATATTGTACTTAGTACCAAACCTGTGTAAATCAGCAGCTGGCAAGTTTGCATACTTATATCTGTACTTGCCAAGTAGTTTGTGTAAAAAATCTTCTATCACTGAAGTATTGTACCCATTTACAAAAAAGTCTTTTTTACTTCCAATAGTTGTAAAAAGTTGATAAGCAGCATTTGCTTGGGCAGAAAACAAATTAGTAGTTACTCTGTTTTCAGTATTGTAATAATCAGTTGACTTGTAAAAAACAAAATCATTTTGATCAAGTAAAGCTGAGTGGTTTTCTAAATATCTTCTGTCCTGTACTATGCAATCATAGTCTATAAAATGAATCTTGTCATACCAGTCTACTTCTTTTAAATACAAAACAGCATTTTCCCACAATGTCCATACAGCATACCCATGTGTATAGTCAGTTGACTTTATAAGTTTTCTGTCATCATTAACATTGTACACAGTATTGACTACACCATATTTTTCATATTCTTCTTTATAAAGAAGATTGTCAGTACAATCTACTACATTATAAGTTACTTTGTCCTTAACTATATCAGGTATAGGGTAGTGAGTACTAATCATTATATCATAGCCAAAAGAAGTAATATTGTCTATGAGCTCATTTAGATAACTCATTTTTTGTTCTGTATCTGGGTATGCAGTTATAACTACTATTTCTGTACTCTTAGAAATTGTTTCCCCCTTTATCAACTTTAAATTTCTTTTTTTATCACCAAAAAGAAACTCAATATTCTTATAAGAGTCATAGTTGTTATTATAAACAGGAAGGTTGTACATCAATATAGGAATACTCCAACTTATACCTTCTCTAATAACTAATGGGTTAAGTTCCAATTGTGATGTAAACAAAAGCAAATCCATACAATTGTAAAAACTGTCTACATCATTTCTTTCCCCCCATACAGTACAATTTTTTGGTTTGCCATTCATTAAAGGCATCCAATATTCACTAAAATTAACAGCTTGGTTTCCTACAAAATGAAACTCAATATCAGGAAGTAACCGGGCATACTCAAATATCTCAGCTTGATTTTTACTAGGTGTAAATAAACCAACATTTAAAACATGTTTTTTTGCTGGATTTAATCCTAGTAATTTAAGTCCTTCTGATCTGTTTCCTCTTGTGTATTGCTCAATGGGATACTCTACCAAATACATAGGTATGTTTAAATCTTTGTATTGGTTTATCTGAGATGGACTAACAAATACAAAAGCATCTGGTAAATAACTTTTTTGTTGATAGTGAGAACCATGAGAGGTTTCAAATATTTTGTATTTTCTATCCGGACTATAAATTATTTTTAACAAATCAGGTACTATAAAGGATTCTGAAAACTCTGCAATATGTATAACATCTGGTTGAATAGAATCCAATATTCTGTGTAGCTGCTGAGGAAAAAGAAGTGTAATTAATCTGTCTCCTATAAGACTTTTAATCTTATTTTTTTGTACAACAAACACTCCACCTGTAACATCATTATACTCTACTACATAAATATTATATTCAGTACAAAGGAGTTCAACTTGTTTGGCTAAGTATTGAGGAAGGCCACCAGTAGATAAATGAGGAGTTACAAAAAGAAGTTTTTGCATAGTACAAATGTACTACATTTTAACTTTCTAAAATAAGTGGAGTAGAAGGAAACTCATCTTGTCTAAGATTTATTACTGGTAAATCTTTTAATTCTTTTAATTCCGGAAAATCAACCAAAGTATTAATATGAGTTACAAAATCCCCATTTAAAGTTTGTCCGTATCCAAAAAAAGAAGTTGGATTTACTGTTGATTCTTTGCCTGAATATTGGTCTACTATGTACTGATTAATAATTATATAAGTTTCCATAATAAATATTTTATTATTAGTTCCAGGTTACTCCTAATACAGCTTTTAAAGTTTTTGTTGCAGTATACACAGCTATCATTTCTGCACTAGTCCATGCCCCCTTTACACTCATATAGAAATCTGGTGTAGTAGGGCCCCCATATCCTATTGTACCTGAGTTAAAAGCTCCTATAAGCATTGCTCTACTAGGACCAGCTGCAAAAACAGAAGACACTGTTGAAAATAAAGATCCATTTGTATTTAAACGGGCTGTAGCAGCACCACTAAAATAACCAGCATAAAAAGAATTAGATGGTGTATAAATATTACCTGGATAACCAGGATGGGTTTGTACTCCGTTTGTTAAAAATAATAATGCACCAATACTAGCATAATTAAAATAAGCATAAGAATTACCTCCTCCCAAAGCACCAACTGTTGCATTAGTATCTGCATTAGTATCCATTCTGTGTATAGCATATCCTGAAAAATCCGATGTTGCTAAAGTTGTAAGCCCATTACATACAAAGTTAGTATTAGAATACTGTGCTGCACCAGCAGTGCCAGCATATGATATACTATTAGCATTAAATGTTGGAGAACCATTATGAGTCATATCATAAGTTCCTGGAGATGCTGCATTTTTTCCAAGAGAAGTTGAAGTACCCCCTATAAAAGGATAAAGAACTACAACCCTACTCCACACATCATAAGTAGTATAACTAGGATTTGAGTAACCATTAAGGTCTCTAAACCATCTGTCTATAGCATCTTTTTTTGTTGTAGTAAGACTAGATAGTGCAGCATCAGAGTTTAGATATGCATTAGTTACGGCAAGGTATCCAGATGTTGCAGCCGGTATTATAATTATTCTTCTAGCCATTAAGTTCTTGTTGTTTTTAATGTAGCTTGAAGTACATTTAAACTGGATGTACTTGAAATAACAAGTGTTACTTTATTAGTAGCTACAACAGTATTTCCTACACCAGTTGCAAGACCTACTGCCATTACAGTAGAAACAGATACAGCTGTTATACCTGTAACACTTACTCCATTTATTTGTACAGCAGCTGTACAAGTACCACCATTTGCTATAATTCTTAACTCATTAATAGTGTACCCATATTCTGCATATAAATCAAGAGTATAGGTTTGAGCAGCTATACCTGAGTTACCATCTTGAAAAGAAATAGATTCTATAAGTCCAGTAGCAGGTGTAAGTGAAGCTGATGACCCTGATGTACCACTTGTGCCATTACCCCCACTTGTGCCATTAGCTCCACTAGTTCCACTAGTACCATTATTACCACTAGTACCATTATTACCTGAAGTACCAGATGATCCAGTATTACCAGATGTACCATTACTACCATTAACACCAGATGTACCAGAACTTCCAGTATTACCAGAAGATCCTGATGTACCATTTACACCACTTGTTCCATTTGCCCCATTAATTCCAGAAGTTCCATTTGTTCCTAAAATACCATTTGCTCCAGATGTACCAGAAGTACCATTTGTACCAACTCCATTTGTACCACTTGTACCATTGCTACCTGTACCACCTGATGAACCAGAAGTACCACTCACTCCTGAAGTACCATTAGAGCCATTTGTGCCTGAAGTTCCAGAAAATCCATTAGCACCATTCGAACCTGATGTTCCAGAAGTACCGTTTGAACCATTAACACCAGAAGTACCATTAGTGCCAGAAGTACCTGACGTACCAGCCACCCCACTAGAACCAGTTCCACCACTAGTACCAGAACTTCCTGATACACCAGAAGTTCCTGAAGAGCCTGAAACACCATTTGTACCATTATTGCCTGATGTACCAGAAGTACCTCTTGTTCCACTAGTACCAGCTGCACCAGTAGATCCGGAAGTTCCGTTTACCCCAGAAGTTCCTGAACTTCCAGATGTCCCATTAGAACCTACTAAACCATTACTTCCTGAGGTACCACTTGTTCCAAAACTACCTGATGACCCACTTGTACCATTAATACCAGATGTCCCATTAATACCACTGGTACCAGATAAACCTGAAGTTGCAGAAGTACCATTAGTAGCAGCAATTATTCTGCCTTGTGCATCTATTGTAATATCTGCACTTATATAACTACCAGGTATTACTGAGGTATTAGCTAATGATATTGTACCAGTACTTGTAATAGGCCCACCTGTAAGACCCGTACCTGTATTAACCTGACTTACTTTATTATTAAAAGTTGTCCAATCAGTAGCTGCCAAATAACCATCTACAGAAGAAGATGCCTGATCAATACCTATAGCCCCAGAAGTAGTAATCACTCCACCTGTCAGCGGGGCAGATGCTGTTATAGAAGTTACAGTACCGGTGCCTATAGCATTATGCCAGGCCCCACTAGAGTACCACTTCAAAGTATTGGTAGAAGTTTCCACAGCCAAAAGCCCATCTCTGAGAGATGTGGTCATAGCACTGGCAGCTGGTAATACTGCATAAGCAGGTATAGCCAAAGCTACGGGGAAATCTCCCCTCTGCCATAGATTACCATAGTTAAAAGCTTTTATATATAACTGTGACATTCTTAAAACGATATTATAGTGTAAACTTCACCTCCATTAAAAATCCTTCCTGACAGAAGAGTTATTATACCTGAAGCAGTGTCAAAAGAATAATCTACACCTGCCTGAAGAACAGTCAGCTGAAATAGATCTATTGTCTTTCCTATAAGTACATGATTACCAAAACTATCTGTAGGAGCAAAAGTATTAGAACCAATCACTGGTCCTTCCACAGATCCTACAGTATACTGCAAAGTAAATAAAGGAGGAACTGTTATGTTTATGTTCTGCATTACAGCAGGAATAGAACTAGACCATGGCCGGGTACAATCATACACTTCATCAATCTGAGGAAAAGGAGAATTCCCCCAGGTAGGATATGTAACAACCTTTGAGTAGGGCTCCGGAACACATACAGCACATGGTTTAAAAGTAGCCCGTGATTTAACACAAAGGCTGCCATTACAATCCATAGACAATTGCCAGTCAGCCAGTCTTTTTTGCATCCTTACTATTGGCAATGGCTTTGGGATATACCCTGTTGTTATACCCCATTCTCCTTTCATATACAGAGAATAAAGAGTCTCTGTGTAGTCACAGTTGATACTCTTAATATGGTCTTTTAAGTTTATCATCTTTTAATAGGAGTAATGACTGTTTGTGTTGAATTGGACAGACTTTTTTCATAATTAGGTTTACAAATTACACATACTGCTTGCCCATTAATAGCAAACACTTTTGTAACACCACAGAAACATCTGCCACATACCGGGCAATTATTTGATTGATTATGCATTAGCAAGTTGGTTTTTTGTATGCAAATTTATCCATTAAAGATATAGCATACCTATATTGATTCACAGCATCATCAAAAATGTGCTTATCCTCACAAGTTACTTTTGCCGAAATAAGATAGTCATAAATGATATCCAACTCTTTTAACTGATACTCTACCCTGTTGTCAGGAAGACAAGGGGCCAAGTTTACCCGGCAAAGAAGATCATGCCACCTGTTGACAGCATGAGTAATCCGAAATACCTTATACTCTACCCACACTTTATCATTGGGAGAAACAGAGTATCTGATGTTGTAAATACCATCAGGTAAACCAGGACAAGCATCTGAGCAACTGGAAGGAGACATCAGCCCCATAGTGCATGCATTCAGTACTAACCTAAAGCCAGAGGAAGCTGGTTCCACCACAGAAGGATGACTTGCCCCAGGTGGAAGTATCTGTAGGTTAGGACAACTAACCGGCAAAGAGCTGTCGTATATAGATGTATCATCTATAAGAAAGATCCCTTCGTTAGTAACATCCGGGATATTGAGAGATAAAATATGTCTACCCATGTTGAAAAATTAAAAGGGGTAAGGGGATTACTCTACCCTTACCCCTTCTTGGTTTATGAATTGTACTTACTAGATGTTTTCCAAAACTACCGGGCTACCTACTGCAGTCAGACATGACTGAATTAAAGTAGTCCAAGTAGTAGTAGTGGTACCTGTTGGTACATAGATAATTTCTACATACTCGTCATTGTCATGTACAGCTTGGCTGTTCTGAGGACGGAAGATGTTGTACACCAAAGCAATTGAATCATAGTAACCCTGACGGTTTACATTGTCCAATATCCAACTCTGGTTTTCAATTTCCCTCATACGGAAACTGTCCACAAAAATGCTATCAGCAAAGTGATCTTGCTTATACCTATGTGAAAGGATAAGTTCACGGACAACCTGCTCACCAAGACCTTTAGGATAAACCGGAGCTTGCAACTGAGTGTACAGGTTAGGCACTGATGTATTAATAGTTGTGTGTACTGCACAAGTACCCCAGTTTGCATCATTGCTGAAATCACCGGTCATCAGAGAAGCTTTACAGAAAATAGGTTCTATCTCAAAGTAATCTGATGGTGTAAAAGTACAGTTACCATAGTTTGTCTGGTAATAAGCACCTGTCAGCTGGAAAGAAGCAACCACTGAAGTAGGGTTAGCTGTGTTACATACATATGCAGTAGTAGCACCTGGTACACCAGCATCAACATCTGCCTGGCTGTATACACGTACTTTAGTTGCACCTGACTGAATGTAAACAGCTGGCTGGAAGAACTGATTCAGGTAAGGAATCTGACCTGCCTGTGAGTTCATTGAAGGTGCACCAATACCAGGATTGTATGTACCATAGTTCATAAAGTCACTCCACTGAAGCATAATGCATGCAGCATCTACGGCAGTAGCTGTACAACCAGAAGAACAATCTGTGTTGCAACATCCACCATATGCAGGAAGAGTAACATATAATTGGTGGTTCAACAGACGAAGTGCCGGAGAACCAAGAAGATCAAGACGAAGGAAGTAAGGCTCACCACAGTAGAAAACCGGGCCTACAGAAGAACCTGAAGTCTGGTCCCAACCAAAGCTTACAATCTGCTGTTGAGCAGCAGCTGCAGTTGATTTAATGAACCTTGTGACTTTACGGAAGTCAATCAGTTTACTGTATTCCGGTGCCTGAAGGCCACCATAAAAAGGAGCTATCTTATCAACAGTATGCCAGCTACCAGTAACCATTTTTACTGTACTTGTAGTTGCACCTGAGATAAAAGAACCTTCAATACCATTTGGAGCTGTACACAAACCAAACTGGCCTTTTTGTACAATATCAGTTGTACCTGAAGTTTGCACTACCAATGCACCACCTACCGGATTTGCAAGGTAGGCTTTTCTAAAGGAATAAGGAAAAATCATTGTTTAAAAAATTTTTTTGTGACACCCAGGTAACCTGAATGGAGAGTGTATGATCCCCTCTCATTATTAATATACACCTTTTTTGTTTTTTACCAAAGTATTTTAAGATATTTATTACTTTAATGTTTTAGCTTAATTCCCAGTACATTAAATGTAATTCCTACCCCAAGAAATGGTTTACCATTGATTCCTACACCCACCATAGGGCCTATGCATGCTATTGTTTTGGGTACTGTAGCTGTATATGCTTTTCCTTGAGCAGGTGTGAAGAGCTCATTTGTGTGGTAAATATTGACATTCATTTCACTCGGACGGAGTAAATGTTTTTTAACTGTGGTAATAAAAGTAGCTGTATCAGGAGTCAACCGTAGTGTAAGGGTTGCTTGTTTTGTTTTATAGTTGCCGGCAAATGCCAGATAAGAGTTTTTGGTACTGTCTTTTGCAGTTATACTGCCGGCTACTGTGTCCAGGTAAATGTCATGCTCTTTTACCTGGATTACTGTGTCTATTACAGTAATGGTCTCAATCACATGGGTAATCTTTCCTTTACCCAACACCTTGGACATAGAATCAGTGATGTGTTTCATCTGATCCTTTGTAAATAGGGTTCCCTGTACCTCTGTGTATACATTACCTGCTTTATCCGTCCTTTGAACAGTTGGCTTAAAGTCTGGTACTTTGACATTGGTTCTTTCAGGGATACCAATATGGCAATTTCTTAAAAACAATACTACAGCTGCTAATAAAGCAGCCAGCACTAAAATATTTTTTATATTTTTCATGAATAGTTTAAAAAGCATTTGCAATTATTTAGAGGCAAAATACTCTTTACTCTTTTTACCGGTAATGACATCTGGTAGTATAGCATCTTTATTTAAAAAGACATGACTGGTTTTGTTTTTCTTGCTGTCACTTTCCAGATTGTCTACCCTCTGTTTAAGGTTAGTAATTTCTGTTTTTTCTATGCCACTTGCTACTAATAGCTGCTGGATGTTCTCTTCTATCTTGGTAATTTTCTCATACATAGTAACAGAAAACCATCCTGTAATAGCTATTAATATGGAAAATAAACCAGCAGAAATCTTAGGGTAATCAAATGAGTTTTTTTCAGCAGCCATTTTGTGAGTTATTTTAATTAGTTACTATGTTCAGCATTTTGATTAAGTACCTGCATTTTGTTGTAATTGTCCATATCATCTGCCAGGATAGCTGCACCTTCATCTATAATTGTCTCTGTAACAGTATTAGAGAACTCACACTCTACGTCTACCAAAACAGGTAATCCTGTATCCGGGTCTGTACATCCAGCTATTTTTATATGGGCCGGCCTACGGTAATAAGTAATTGCAGGGTTTGCTATTTCAAAACAATTGTTTGTATATAGCCGGAAAGTACCACTCATTATGGTGGCAAAGGTTTCCCCCCACTCATAAGATGGTTGTCTATTTTTATCAAGAAGAGCCAGATCTACATCTGCTTCTTCTCCAAGAAATATCTTTAATTTTCTGGGTGGGCAACAGTCATCTCTTTGTGCATCTGCACTTATCCTTGACCACTCTACGTAATCAGAAGGCAAAGTTGCCTCATAGTAGAGCCCTTTATTTGTGACTGTAAGAGGAGCTTGTTTGAGAATTACCTGCAGTTTATCAATACTTCTTATTGATCCTTCTGCAGTACTCTTTGTTTGGTTTATGCCTTGCAACTGCCTAGATACCCAGGCATCCATGGCTTTATTAAAAGCCTCAGCTATCATCCAGCACTCTATGTTTCCATAGTCATTGCTGGAAAGTTTGTTTAACCTTTGTTGAAACTTAACTTGTAGTAGCTGATTTGTCACTTGTAAATTTTTTTTATTTTTGTAAAATAGGTAGAGGTCTCCTAGAAAGAAACCCCTACCCTATTACATTTAGCATTTTCCTTTCGGCATCTTTGGCTTACTTGGTTTTTTTGACTTGGCCATTTTATGTAGATTTAATTGGTTACTTTATCCATTCTTCTTCTACCTCATCACTAACAGCAGTTAAGATGTCATTGTTCAGAGGGTTTTTCAGGAACACAATTACATCATTGATTCCTTTGCCCATTGGGGTGCCAGTCTTCATGTAATACAAATTCCCGTCTGCTTTATATGTCAACAGATGCATTTCAGTAGCATCTTTCACAATTGCCTGTACTCGGAGTTCTGCCAGTGGCTGTTTACACAGATCAATAAACTTCTCTGCTGTAAGTTTTTTGTTCTTGTCCACTGTTTCACCATTGATGTACTTATCACAGTCATCATACATGATATCCCCGGAAGTTGATTTCCTGTAGCTGAGTGAATTTGCAGCACACAGTTTTGTTACATAGAACAACTTCACAGAATCTTTTTCATACATCTTCTGAAGTTCTGCACCAGCCTGGTTACGGAGTTTCTTTAACTCAGTTTTGATGACTGCTGTTTCTTCTTCTTTGTCCAGGTAAAACTTAGGTGGGTGGATAGCTGTTTTAGCTGCTTCCAGAGAAGGAGCCACAATTTCAAACCCACCTGCCTGTATTGCTCTTATCAAAATAAGATCATGAGGGTTCTTATGATCCAGGTATACTGGATTATTAGAACATTTTACCTCTACACTATCCCAGTAAGTAGGTATCCTGTTTTTGCTGTCATCAAATTTATCCGGGCCCTGAGAAATAAACATTGTCACTTTGCCCCAAAAAAGAGGAGACAACTTGCCAGTAGGTTTGCCTTTCTCATCATATTCATCAATGTCCTTCTCTGTAAGGGCATAGTTACCTGCCAAAGAGTTCTCAAGGAATACTACAGTTTTTCTGATATCCCGGATAACAGCTTCTTTCTTTTCAATATCCTTAATGTTTTGCACTTCAGGTGCCAATTCATTAAGCCCGGTAAGGTAACACTTAATACCATTACGTTCTATCAAGCCAAGTAATTCCTTGTGCTGTGCACCATCTGCAAGCACCATGTCATACTTTTCATACCCACCGTTGGGGTCACCATTAATAAAAGGTTTTATACTAACCCTTGTTTCTGTTTTAACACTCATTTTATAATTATTGTTGGTTCAATTTAAATCTACGACAAAGTTATGTAATTACAAAATATTACAAACAAAAAAGGTGTAGTTTTTTACTCTTCTGACTTTAATATCTCTAGGTAGGCATTATATTTTCTGTCCAGGTAAGTAGTAGAGTCTTTGTAGAGGAAATCTGCTATTTGAATAGCCTCCTGCCCATAATAGGATATTGAATATAAAATATTATCATAACCAAGTTTTTTTCTTTCGGTAGGATACTTTTTGTTTTTTAAAGTTAAATTACTCTTACAAAACCAAATAAAACTACATATAGTATCTAATGTACCACATAAAGAAAGTTGTATAGGTGTCTTTTCATTTTTCTTAGTAATATATGGTAAGTAGACACCACCATCTCCATCAACACACCCTCTCCAAAAGTCTCTATTGTTTTGCACACTTTCATGTGGTGCAGCATCATAACTTTTTTGATTTGTAAATCCCAAATTCTTTAAAGATTGGTGCACTTTTTGAGAACCTATTCTAATCCTGGAAGCTAACCTACCTGCTGGTTTTATATCCTCAATCTTGGCTGTAGTTCTCATAAAATCCCTAAACTTCTCTATATGCTTTCTATCTCCTCTCTGTAAAAGGAGTTCGGTAGTATAACCATTTCTATCATCTCCAGATACACTACCATCTGTATAAAGCATACCTAACCAATAAGCAGATTCAGGTGTAATAGTTTCAAATGCATCTTCTCTAAGATCACTATTGCCCCATCTAATAAGACATTGCTCTGATTTAGTCTTGTATTTTATACCTTTACTTTTAAGCAGCTCTCTAATAGTTTTTCTTGTAAGATGTAAAGTTTGTTCTATATGGGTTTGTGATTTGCCTTCTTCATATAACTTTACTACCTGTTCTAACTTCTCTTTATATTTTTCCTCAGATTCTTTATCTACATCTATACCTGAAACAATAAGTTGTCTCCTAATAGTAGTTCTATGAGTCTGAGTAAGTTGTTCAATCTCAGTCATAGTTTTACCTTCCTTATAAAATCGAAGAATTGCCTCAAACCTTTCTTGTGATTTTTTATATAATCCCATAAAAACAATGTGGTGTACTCTTTTAAAAGTACACCACAAAGATATAAAATTGTATCGAAAAATCCAAAAATAATTAAATCAAAGGCTGTATCCTGTGATTGGGTTTTTAGCCACAATTTTGAGCAACCTGGTGGGGTCCATTACCACAAGTGCACCTTGTTTCTGGAACATTTTCACCTTATACCCGTTAAAATCAGCAGAAGACTGGAAGCCTTTATCACGACCCATGTAGTCAGCAGTACCATTCTGGTACAACCAATGGAACTCATGATCATACTTATCACGGAGCATTTTGATGTTGTCTGTACCACGGTCAGTTACATCAAATATGATGTAAGAGTAAGATGACAGACGGAAACCATTGATAATTGGGTTTTCAATTTCATTAGCTTCAACATTGTCAAATGCCGGGTTGATGACAAATTTCAGGTTAGCCAAGAATGGAATAGTGTAGCTTGTGTAAGCATAACCAAAGTCCAGGTCAAGAGCTTCGCCCTTAATAGCACCCAGTTCATGTGCATTGGTAACCAGGCCGGAGTTAATAGCCAGCTGTTTGATGGCATTGTTCATCTGCTGCATACCTGCCAGACCAGTCTGAACAATCAATTTACGTTTAGGATCAGGGCCCTCAAAGTTTACTTTACCTACATAGTAGTTGTAAATTTCTGAGTTGAACATGTCGGTAGTAAAAGTACCAATGTTGTACACTTTCTTATAACCGTTGTCAGACTGTACCCACAGACCTGTAGAAAACCTCAGATCATCTGGACCATCCTGCTGAACACGACCACCTTTACCCCACATCAGGTAAGTTTCCAGGTCACCGGTTACTTTCTTAATTGCCTGACGTTCAATCTCTGTGATAAATGCCTTGCTAATTTGTCCTTCTTTCATTGCTTTCAGCATACCTACCTGTCCCAGACGAGTAGAAATGTCTTCCAGACTACGGAGTGAAGGATCAGCACGAAGAGAAGGATCATTGATCTTCCAGATCTCAGTTACAGGAATACCACCTGTATTCTGACCATTCCTCATCATACAATCTGCCTTACGGCTGATGTGATAAGAAGCATTGGCCTCTGCATTACCAAGGATGTTATAGAACTCCCTGTAACCAGCCCGGCTTACTACATCATCCCACCTTTCACCATATTCACCACGGCCTGAAGTAACACGGAATACCTTGGTACCAGGTGTAAGATATTTATTGTCCAGGTAAGCAGAAGAGTTGTTGTTGATCAGTTTACATGTGTAAACAAATTCGTTGTTACCCATTGACACAATAGGATCTTCAGTTACACGGAACTCCAGACCACGGTATTTATCAAAAGTAAGAACTGCTGTATGACCATACTCCCTACGGTTAAGCACAATACGGAAAGACCTTTCTGCCAGACCTTTTTTGGTATCTGTAGGGTCAATGTCCCTTGTGATTTGAGGAAGATCATTAGCAACCGGTGTCTGCCATGTGTAACGGCCCCTTGGGTCATCCACATCTATGGTATTACCTTTACCAAAATTAGAAAATGCATACAGGGGCATTTGTGCAATTTGAGTATTTGCCCAAAACTCAATAGGACCTAAGTCTGTAGGTTTTGCATCTTTCATCATATTGTACAGGTGATAAGAGTCGTAATTTGACCCTACCTCATACACGTTATCACGAAGTGCAATACCGTTGTTTAAAATTGGAGTAGCCATTTTATTTATTTAATTTTTATTGTTTACAAATTTTATTATCGTTCAAAAAGATTCCTTGGTTTTGTCAATTTTCTTTTTGCTGGTTTACTAGGTTCATCATCATCTCCAGGAGTAAAAGAAGAACCTGTTGCCAGCTGTTGTTCTGTTTTTAACTTTTTCACTATTTCTGTAGTGGCAGTATTTTTACCTTGTTGCCTTACATTATTTTTAAATCCTTCCGGATCTGCAAGTAAGTAAGTGACCTCTGCCAACAGTTCAAAGTCTGGTTCTACATACTGGATTTTATCCAGCAGATGCCCAAGAAGATTGGTTGCTTTACCTGATGCACTAGGATATGCCACATTGGTCAAACCCTCATACAACATAGCCTGTGTTTTCCGGTCAAGTTTAATACCATTAAGCTCACCTTTCTGCAGAGCCTGGCCAACATTAGCAACATACATTTGTGCTGCTTCCCTTTGCTGCCGGCTAAAATCTGCTTGTTGTGCAAGCTGGTATTCAACCTGTTGTTTCTGCATCTGATCCAGCTTTGGTTTAAAGTCTTTGGCTTTTTTCTCCAGCCTATTACTTTCTTTCCAGTTAGCTATCTCATCTTCAATTTCATCAGGTGTACCAAAGTTAGTGGCCTGAAGATAGTTTCTAGCTATAATAACTTGTCCATCTTCACTTTCAGGATCAAGTTCTCTTACCTGCTCTACTCTTGCAAGAGCTGCAAATAAGCTTTTCATATCTTGTCCACCTTCCATTACATACCTGGCTGCATACTGCAACTCTTCTGGTAATGATTCAAAGAACTCCTGTGGGGTACGTTCAAGAAGATCCCTCTCCTTGGATTCCCAGTTTGCATCAAGCATCTGATGTAAACTTTTTTCAGATTGTTTTAAAAGGTAGTCATCAAGAGACTGTTTCTTTTCATCCCAATCTTCAAAAGCAGCAAACTCACCTGCTTCTATTTTTTCTTTCAAATAAGAAGCTAATGCACTCTTATCTGATTTTGGTCTTCCTTTTCCTTCATCCCCGGCACTGTATTCACCCTCTTCTTCAGATTCATCTTTCCCTATAGAGTTCAAGATTTTATCTGCTTCTTTCTGATCTACCACTGGTCCTCCTGGTTTTGCAGGGTCTTCCAATGGGTCTGTTTGATTCTCCTTACCTCCCGGCTTTGGGTCTTCTATTTTTTCTGCCCCAGGTTTTTTATCAAGGAATGATATATCATTATCATTACTTAATATGTTAGGTACTTTTGATGTAAGTACATCTTCAGCATCTATTCCTGGAAACAGTTTGTCAAGGTCTACAACCTCAGTGGTTACTGTTGTCTCCATTTATATTTATTTGTTGGTTCAATAATAAACTACACAATATTTTCAAAAGAAAAACATTCTATGTTTAGAAAAATGCACTCTTAGCTTTTTTTGCTTTTCTCTTTAATCTTATGAGAGATTTTAGCTACTTGCACCTGTGCATTTGTTCTTTTTGCTTCTTCTGCTATTTTTTGTCTTTGTATCTGCTGATCAGTCTCTTTTAACCGAGTAGACACTAAATGCTTATCCCGTTCCAGATTCATTTTATCAGTATGTTCCTTTTGGCCCTGTATTATTTTCAAATTATCTATGTAGTCATCTTGTTGGTTTTTATTAATGTCAACTGCCCCAGAGTAGCCGGCTCCCCTTATCTCAGCTTCTTCAATATGTGCTTCCCTGTCCTTTTGAGCCTCTTCTGCTTTAAACTGTTGCTCCATTCTGAGAAGTTCCATCTCATGCTGTTGTGCTGCCTGCTGTGTTTCTTGTTCCTGCTGAGCTTTTTGTTCCTGCTCCCTTTCATAACGAAGCTCCATAGCTTTCAGACCATTTTCCAAGTCTACCATGTCATCAGCTTTGATAGTCCGGATTCTGTCCCAGAGGGTAGTACCAGTTGTATTATCCTTAAGCATCATCTGCTTAATATTCTCAAGAATATTTCTCATACCTACTCTTGTGTGGCAGGTAACATTAATATCTCGGCCCATCAGTTCTTCTCCATTAAGCATGAATAGAACTTTCTCATCATCTTTCGTAATGTACTGTAGCCTTATAGATGGATTGGTAGACTGGTAAAATTGTGCCAGATCTGTTCTCATTTGGTGCACCCTAGGCATCAACTCATCAGAGTGTTGTATAAAGTACTGCTCTGTCTGAGCATATGAAGCAGCAATAGCCTGTTCTATACCAGTAGCAGTTTCTGACTTGTCTATAGGAGTACCCATTCTTTGTGGGTTAAGCCCAATAGATGATAAAGCTTCCTCTTTAATCCACTGTGCCTGTTTAATTTTTGACATAATCCTTTCATGCTGGCTCATGTCTATTTTTGTAAAAGGCATATGCTGAATAGCTGTTTCCGTATTGATGATAGAAGTATCAATAGGAATCATAGAGAAGTTCTTGGCTGCCAGGTAAGCTTTCTGAATATTGTTTTCCCCCCAGTCTTCTCCCATTGAATTCTTAGGAAGAGTCCTTTGGTCAAATACTATAATTGTACCCAGCTCATCAATCTGAATATCCTGTATCTGATTAAGCACCATATTGTAACCTACCTGATATGGCTTCAGCCTGTCTACCAGTGCTTTGCTCTGGGTATTGTAGTCATTGTACACCCGGCCTTCTACCGGTATTTTACAACCCCAAGCTGTTTTACCACCTTTAAACTGATATTTTATTCTACCTGGCACACCACCGGTCATACCTACATACATAGGTGCAAAACCAGATGGGTTATTCATTCCAATAAAGCCAGGAATATTTGGACCTATTTTATACCCACCCCAAGTTTCATTCATCCAAAACCAATCTATGTGCTCACCAAAAATAAGATTGACTTTTGTTTTTTCTTTGAATACCAGAGTGTTATATAAAGGTTTATCTGTTATTTTGTATGTCTCATCTACTATTTCCTGAATAACATTACCAGTTTCATCTATTTTAGTCAGGTGCCCCATTAACCTTTGAGTCTTCCAATAGATAGTAGATACCCTAACCAGGTAAGCTGAGTCTGTGTCTTGGAGATCTTCACTCTCATCAAGTATCCATCTTACAATATCTCCATTGGTCTTGTGAGCATTGTAGGCACTCATAAACTGCCTCATCCCTACACCTGGCCCTTGAGTATTCCACTCATAGGACATAGATGGGTCATAGAAGGCACCACTTTCATTTCCTATACCGGTTTGGGTATACATAGCTCCTCTTACCGGATACAGAGAGTTCAAAGTTTCCATCTGCTCCTGACTCATCATCCAGCCATACTTATCTACTACCTCAGGTACAGTCATAAGAGTAATCATACCTACCCAGGCAGCATCAGACATATACCTGACATTAGGAGATTTTCTGTAAAACACCTGTGCCGGGTTCCAAGTCTCTACCAGGTAGTCATCATCCCCCATCATAAAGTGCCAGTACTCCCGATCAGTTATAAGGGAGTTTCTGAAATTTTGCCTCTCCAACTCCGGCATAGAAAACCTGTCATTATCCACAGCCATCTGATGCTCAGCCCATTGTGTATAAATAGATCTGTAATCCTTAGAATAGAAATCTTGTATCTGAGGAAGTGTTTTGATAGTAGCCGGGTCCATCATTTGTTTGGACTGGTCAGAATCAGGAGGCACTCCCATTTCCTGTAACTTGGCCTGCTGCAAAAGAGTTGCTTTTTGTAAAAGCACTTCTTCTACATCCTTGTATTTTTCATCCAGCATTTCATTGGCACTCTTCTCATCCCTCATTTCAAAGGTAATCCTAGAGTACCTCTTTGAGAATTCATTGGTAAGAACATCTACAATAGTTGGAATGATAGGGTAAAATTTTAATTCCAAAGCAGATACATCCTCCTTTATAAGTGGCTCAATTACTTCTGCATAATCACTTTCTGCTACTATATAGTCACTCTTTTCTATTTGGGCATTGGCCAGCTTATAGTTCTTGAGCATCCGGTTAGCAGTTCTTTTTAACTGCCTCATACCAGTCCACTCAATATAATCTATTACCTGTGCACACCACTGGGGGTCTTTCTCCTTCATAGGAAGCATTTGGTATGGCTGGTAGATACCCCCTAGAGTCTTACCATATAAAGGCTCCGCTTTGGCCCCGTTTTTTAACTGTATAGCATTTAATATAGCCATAATAATATCTTTATTACTTTATATTTCTAAAAGGGTTTCTATGATTTTTAACCATAGCACCACTACTTTGCCTTCCAATATTCTTGAAAAGCTGACGATCTCCCCCTTTAAATATAACTCTTTTTTCTGGATTTATAGGTAACTCATTTGTCCTCTTTACCTCTTTCTTTATTCTGCCGGCAGCCTGCTGTATTTTTACAAAAGCCATCAGCAAAGCATATGATATAATCCTATCCACGTTTAGGTTAGGTTGATACAGCTGCATTTCTTTAAGAAGCATAATATCTGTAATACGTTCTACTCCATAATGTATTTTTGTAACATTTCCATCTTGATCTTTCTCCTCATACAGTACTTCAGATAAAGAGTTGACTGCATACTCCAAAATAATTTTTTGTAACCTGGGAGTCATAGTTACACCATATTTCTGGTGGGCATTTTGCATTACTCCAAGTTCCTTGTCAAACAACATCTCGTCTTTAAAGACCAGATACTTCTGCCGTTTCTTGGAAATCATGTAGTTTATAAAACCGGGTTTGTTATTTTCACAAAGAGTTCGGGCATTGTAGTATTCCACCAATCTTGACAGCTGCTCATTAGTTTCATTAGGATCATCATACCTGCCACACCAGAATGCTACTATCTTTCCACCCTCTATATGTGAAGTAACTTTTACATCTGTTTTTACTTCCGGCTTTTTTGACTTGATAGGTCCCCATTCTACTTCTACTCCCTCTTTTCCTTTTGGTACTTCTCTTCTGAATACTTCTTCATTGACTACTTCTATATCCATCTTATAGACAACTATGGATGCCAGAGAAGGAGATGTAGTACTTTTACCTACTTCCACCGGGTCAATAGTTGCAAGATAACTTCCAGCACCTGCTCCTTTAATTGGTCTCTCATGTATACAGATAACACCTCTTTTATCAGGTGTAGTCATAGGGAGGGGAAATTCCTTAATTGGCTGCCGGTCAGAAGTAACAACTTCTATTTCATTACGGGTATTTCTAATAAGATCTACATGCTCTATGGCATACTCATTATCTTCAATACGCCTAACCTGACTGGCAGTATGCTGTACCGGGAAAATAGAAACACTCCTTATAGCAAATGCTTCTTTTAAGTTCCTGGGCTTTTGTGATATTTGCAGTTGATACTTCTCAGGTGAAAGCTTTGTCCGGAGTCTTTCAAATTCCTCATCAAGATACTTAAGAGCCCCTTCTACATCAGAGTTACCAAACTGATCAGTAAAATTTAATTCCCCCTCACCGGTAAGACTCCACTGCTCAGGTATAAACAAGGCTGTCCGGCCGGGAGTACCATTCTCGTCTATCAAGTCAGTATCAACAGCATAAAAATCATTTGCCTCAGGATTCATTACAAACTCCCGAAGTGGTTCACACTGAGAAAGATCACCTACAGAACCAGCAATAGTAAATATACCGGTAACTGTTGTACCTTGCATCATAGCTGCCTTCATGTACCCATAGGTTATATCAGCCGTGGGTGCCACACCTCCTTCCTCATAAAACATTTCATTACAGGCACCCCCTACACCAGATACAGGGTCTTTGTCAAAAGATATACCGGTAATAGTAGCCATAGTACCTATCTCTACTTTTCTACCATCTGGTGTTTTGGTCTCCACTTTCTGCTGCCAAGAAAATACTTTATCAGGAAAATTACCACAGGCCCAAGCAGTATTCTTATTTGTAAAGTTGTGGTACTGGGTAAGAAACTTCCAACAACCATTGGTAGCATCTATGTACTTCTTGTCAGAAGCCCCAAGCTTAGACACATACCCTTCCTCAAAAATATACTTGTTGTATAACTTGGCTATATGAAAATAAGAAGAGGCCATTTGCCTCTTTTTAACTATTGCAATATTCTTTCCATGTAGCTCTGCAAGTATCTCATACAAAGCCATATGATACTGTACATCTCTTATTCCAGGGAACTCAAATTTTGTGTGTACTGTATTATATATCTGCAGGAAATTAAGCCAGTGGTAATAAAATCTAGGTAGATACCATATCTGTCCTTTCTTACCTTTTATAATAACCCCTTTCCTACACTTCTCCCTTTCAGTATCCCAATACTCTATGTAGTCCCTGGACATTCTTGGAGCCTCGCAGAACATACCTTTGGCCAAGAAAGTTTTTGCCTGCCTATTAAACTCATAACTTGTTTCATCAAAAGAATACTTACCCGGCTTTTTAAACAGTTGTTTAACAAAGTCTTTAAATTTTTCCTTGGACTCAAATTGTGTATAAGTCCAAGTGCCATCTGCTTCTCTTGTAGGTATGTTTTTATACGAAATACTCATGACCAGATTTTTGTTTCATCACTACACTCATTGAATACTTTAGAGTGCTCTTCCCATTTCTCCAAGGATCTAAAGTTTCTTTCTTTCTCAGGTACATCTGCTCTTCCTCTATTTACTTTTTTCAAGTAGTCTTCCTGTGTTCTCATTATACAATGCTTCAAATAAGCTACATCATTTTTAAAAGGGCTAAATGGTCCTCTCAAAATATTGCCATCTGTATCTGCAGTATTGGGGACCAAGAAATGAGGATCACCTGGTAACCGGTACATGTATTCTGGTTTAATAAAAGATTTTATGTGGGTATTTATAGGATCATCAAACCGGCAATGCCTATTATAGTCTTTATGAGACACATGCTTCTCTATACCTGAAGAACCAAAGCATACCCAGTTAATACCTACACCACAGAACCTGTCATAGTCATTTAAAAACTCTACCAGGTTATTGTGTTTCTTCAATATCACATATTCATCTGAATCAAAAAAACCAATCCACTTATATTCTTGACTGTACCTGAGAGCACAATCATGATAAGCCCTCATTTGATTTGCCGGCCAAACAGTTGCCCATTTGTTTACTATTACATTTGAGTTATCAGATACCACAGGTGTATCAGAGTCATTGTCGTATATGATGATAGTGTCTGCTCCCAGTTTTAAGTAGTAGTCTACATATTCCGGGATCATTTGAGGTTCATTTTTTACTATAAGACAAATAGCAATCTTGTTTTTTTGTGCAGGCATCAGTTCTTTATGTTTAGTATTTTGTTCAACTTTACTTTCTTTTTGACCAATCCAGATTTCATTACATCTTCTATAAACAACCCGTCTGCTATGTATGAAGTAGGATAGTTAATTCCTACCTTTCTTGCAATATGAGTTTTTAAAGCAAAGTTGCTCCAATCCATTTGTCCTCTTACCGGCTCTGCATTTACTACTCCGTAATTAAAAGAGTGATGAATACATGGCCAGTAAATAAGATCATTCAAGCTATTAGCCTCTATCTCATCTATAATAGTAGGCAGGTAATACTCCTGTATGGTAGTCTGTATAACAAAATCAGTGTCTACCATTTCCAAAGCCTTAGCTCGGTTATGGGCACCCCATGAGCCCTGGTTTTCCTCATTCTGTATGTAGGTTATTCTTTCATCAGCAAACTGGTTCACTATTTTTTCCAACTGCTCATTAGGACCATCATGCCAAATAATTGCTTTCCACCTAGGATTTTTCAAGCACTTTAACATCCCTATAAACATATAGGGGTCCCACTCTTCTTTGTAAGAGATAACCACAAAGGTTACTATTGGTTTGTTAGTCATAAGTTTTTGTTTCTTTGTACCCGGCTTGCTGATGAAAAGGAATAATCCTATCTCCTTTTACTTTAGCATGCTCTTCTTTAAGAACATTCTCCAGCTTGTTATAGTTTTCCCAGTAAGTAGAAAGCTCCTTAAGCATAGCTCTTATCTCACTAGCATTACCATCTTTACCTGTAGTTATTTCTTCAGAGTCTAGGAACCGGCCTACTTTGTCCAGCATTTTCTTGGCACCAAGAAAAGTTCTTAATACAGGTGTTTCATACAGCTTTTTGCATCTGTCTACAGTATTTACTATAACATCATCATCAAGAGAAAATTTAATAGGTGCCAGGTCTGACATGACAACAGCTTCTCTCTCATCCTCAGGTAAATTGACATAAGGGTTGATTGTCCCATCTGGGCAAGTAGTGTAAAAGATGTACTTGTATATTTGTATATAGTTATCCGGGTACAGATCTATTATTCTCTTGAGCCATGGTATACCATAGCATGCATAACCCGGAACAAGTCTTTGGTCTTCTACTTCAAACAGATTTACTAGCATTGTAGATATTTATTATTCTCTGCAGACATCGGGCAGCATTTTCACGTTGCACTGCTTTCTGATGCAGAATCTTTTTTTCATGTTTCACTTTTTCCGGGTCTCCCCAACTCTCATCCACAGTACCCTTTAACCAGTATAAGTGCTTTGCAACTCTTAAATGTGATTTTGTTGCAGACTTTAATAACCAGAATGCTATCCGTTCTTTCATTTTAACAGCCAGCCTCCGGGTATTGAACAACAGTTTGTCCGGAGTCTACATCAAAATTATCATTTTTAGATATACATTTTTGAATTATTTTAGTGGCCATCTTCTTTACATCCTCCTCATCATATAACTTTTTTCCTTTAAGAATATATGGAGTAAAACTCTGCAGCACTTCTTCTATCATTTTACCAGGCTTTTTAGTACTTGTTTTCTTAATTCATTCCATTTCAAAAGGTCATAGCTTTCCTTTACCCACTCGGCCAAAGCTGCTCCCTGATCTTTTACAAACTCCGGATTCTTAATACAATACCGGATATGTTTTACCCAGTCATCGGGAGTATCTACCCACATAATACCGGGCCTACCTTTCAACAAACTATAGGGCTCTACATTAGAGCATATTACAGGCACTTGTTTACACCCAGCTTCAACAATCTTAAGCTCACTTTTATAACTATTCCAGTCATTTTTACACAAAGGAACAAGAGCTACATCTGCCTGGTCATAAAAGTTTATGTACTCATCCAGATTAGTAGATGGAAATATTTTGTAGGCATTAGTCTGGGAGAACACATACTTCATCCTATCCCATGGGCCATACACCTGCTTCATGGTATAATTGTTATTCATTTTTTCCATATCAGCCCTTGAGTGGTATCTCATAGTCTCTGACTTCTCATATCCAGCTAATATAAATTCTCCTTTGCTCTTTATAAAAGGATCTCCACCCAGTCTTTTGAACTTACCTTCCAATAAATCTACATCAGGTGCATGAGTAGAGCCTGCTACATAAATAAACCGAGTCTTACCATCATCAGGCTTACCTGCCGGTAATGGCCGGTATACATCATGCCCAAAAGGAAAAGCATTAGGTATTACTACTGTATTCTTATTGTACTCCCTTATTTTATCCTGGAGCTTTAATGTGGTACAGATAACCAAATCAGCAAACTTGATGTTGTCTATTACCTTCTGAGAAATGTTATTGGCTTTCCATATTTCGTAAACAGGATGGTTTACCGGCATGTCCCAGCTATCATCCACATCTACTACAATTTTCATGTTCTTATTAATCTTCTTCATTTCCTTAAGTACAGATACATCTGTTGCCATAAACTTATTGTAATACAAAATATCACAATCCACAAGGTGCTCATCATTTGCCTGCCACATCATCTCTGCATAATCACCTTCATCCCAAGTCATAAACTCCATAGGATTTATAAGACGATGGTAACTGATACCACTATGGGCCTGTACTACAAATTGTACTTTCATTTTACAAAATTCTGTTTGTTATCTTTAAGCCAGGTTAAAATAGTGTAGACTTCTTTCTTCAGATAAGGCAATGCAATCTCTTCTATTTCTTTCACTATAAAATCACCATTTTCATCCTTTTTGTAAATAGGATACCCCCATTTATCTTCTGATTCTACCTCAAACTTTATGTGTTCAATAGTTAGTGTACCAGGAGTAAGGTTAGGATTATGCCGGTTGATTATGTACATGTACACAGATAGCTGAATAGCATAGTGATAAAAATGACAATCATCAAGATGAGCTACTGGCTTAAGCATCTTTTTTACAATGCCTTCCCAGTTTTTAAACCCTTCCTTTTTTATCTCTTTGGAAGTCTTATAGTCCCGGATGTTTATCTTGGCATCACTGGTAACTTCTACATAGTCTGCCTGACCACATATACCATCTGATCTAAGAAATACCAAATGTTCTGGGTATATACCTTCATAAAGTACCTGATCACCTGCATACTTAATACCATCTCTTACATCTGGTTTTACCACATTGCCATGAGAGTTATTATACAAGTTATCCTCTCTTTGTTTGTGGTACCAGCTACCTAGCTCTACAGATCTTTTACCCTCTGCTTTCCAGGCTTCCAGTATCTCTTTCTCAGGTACTCCATACCATTTGTTAGGGTACTTTGCTGTAGGTTTTTTCAAGGAAGATTTTACAGCTTGTTCCTGTGCATTAAACTTTTCATGCAGGTGCCCTACAAGAGTAGTCACACCCAACCACTTAATGTTGTCAGGTGTGACTGATGTGTAAATGTGGCCTTGTTCTATGAACTTAATCATTGCTTACTGGTTCTACTGGTGCTACTGGTTCTTTACTTGTTACCCACTGGTAGTATTCTTGTGCAAGAGCAAGTGTTCCTTTAAGTTGCATTCCTGTAACACTGTCTGCTCCAATAGTTATTGTTTTGTTTGCTAAGGTAGCAAGCTCAAGGCATTTTAGTTTTAGTTCCTGTTCATTCATTTTTATGCTTATTTAATTGGTTAAAAAGCTTATATTCTCTTTCAGATATTATCTTGTAATTTACAAGTTGTTTATCCATCATTTTGGAAGCTGTAAAAGGATGGATATCTACTACTGTTTCCCCCCAATGCCGGATAGCATCTGGTTCAGTACCTTTTTTCTCTAGGTATGTATAAGATATCCACCAATATAGTTTGTCTTCCATTATTTTAATTTCATGAGGATATCCCTCTTTGCAAAAATAAGATACGTTACTTCACCTACTGTTTGTTTTGCTTCAAACCCTCCCGGATAAGTATACACAATGTCATTTACTTCTAAATCAGGTGAGATGTCAAAGTCGGAGGAAGAAGCACCGGAGTCTTTACCAATAGCCATTACTATACCTGGCACAATAAAGTTCTCAGCAGCATCCATACTCTTCTGTACATGTTCTGGAATAAACAGCCCTGACTTTTTCTTCTTACTATCTTCTTTGTCTATATGCACAACTATTACCCGGTTGCCCAAGGCCACATAAGGACACTCAATTTTTGCCATCTCATCATAAGTAGGCTTCTTCTTCTCAGTGTCAAAATTCATTGGTATTACTATGTTATTCATAACTGTTTATTTTCTGTTCTCAAATTGTTTTTGGTAAGCTACCTTGTTTATTTCTATCTCTTGTTCCTGTGTCATTACAGCCTCCCAAAGGGCTGGTTTACCAATGTCTTTAAGGTAACAATGTGCACTCATAGCATGACACTTAGCATACAGATCACAGCCACAACCCCCACAACTTTCCTTACCTGGAAACACTGCTTTAAAATCATCATTGTTAACCCCCTTTGGATTATGTAATCCACACTGGTTAGACCGGCATATCTCCAATCTTTTTATAGCCTCCTCTTTTACTTCTTTACCTGCAGATACATAAGCATTATAAAAGCCCTCTGCAATAGTTCCCCGGTTCTCCCAAGCTGCTTTTATTTTATCCTTGAGTGTCATTTTGTTGCTCCTTTGTTTTATTGTCGTAAAATTGTTTTTTAAGAATACCTGCCTCTTTCTTTCTCCTCATCTCATCATCCCATTTTACTTTAGCTCTCTCCATAACCTCTTTGTGAGCCGTAATATTTCCCCTTGCTATAGGGCTAGTAAATACAGTAAGTTGCCTATCTGCATTTTTAATATTATCTTCTAAATCCCACCCCCTCATGTTCATTGTACCAAAGCCTTTAATTCTTACATGCAGGTGATCCAGATTTACCAGTACCTGCTTTACCTCTTTAAAGTAAAAAGACACCATACTCTGAAGATGTTCTTCAGGTATGCCTATCTGCTGGGCTACCTCAGGTATAAGATCTTTTGCCTTTGCTGGTATCATATCAGGCTGTTACTAATTGTTTGCTTAGTTCTTTCTGAGGACTAAAACATTTAATGTCAACAAGTATATTCCCTGCTCTCTGCACTTTAATATCCGGGTGAAGCAGAATCTTCTTTTTATTCCTCCCTTCTTTCAGTACAAGTCTTTTATCTTGCAGTCTTGTAATAGCATTCCTGCTACTCTGCACACTCTTAAAAACATCCTCTTCTGTAAGCAATTCACAGAAGGCTGTAAGATCTGCTGACCCCTTCTGTCCCAATAAAGTGAGGCAATCAAGATCAGCAGAGCTTATATGTAATTTCTGGAAATGACAATGCACTATGAGCTGAAACCTAATAATGTCAGGTTTTGTCATAGTCATGACTTTATTCCATTTTACTACTTCTACTTCAGCCATTGTTGGTTCCTGTGTTTGTTAACTTTTACTTGCTGCACTGCCAGTTTTGAAGTTTTCAATATTGCTGTAAACTTCTCTGTACTCTTTCTTCTCGGTGCTTCCTTCCTCATACCTGGTGCCGGTAACTACAAATCCTTCCTCCTGCTTTTGCACCTTAGACCATGTACCATCACCATTTTGCATACGGCCTATCTCATCATATATGGTATAGCCTTTTTCCTCAATAGCCTTGTACTCATACCCAAGTAATTCCATTATCATAATTAATCTTTGTTTTGTTTATACTCCTGTGAAGCCATCTTCTCCATTTCTTCCAGGTTAGCCTGGGCCTGCTTCCTAAATTCATCCTGTTGCTCAGGTGTCATAGCATCCCACTCAGCTTTCATTTTTTCTTCTTGCTTTTTTCTTTCATTAGCAGCATCCTGGCCGGCTTTCCACTCACTCAAATAACTGATAGCTTCCAACTCCCTTACCTGCAGCTCCAGTGCAGCTACCTTACGTTCCTGAAAAGCAAAAGCTAACTGCTCATACTCATTCTGCAACTTCATAAAAGGGAGATTCTCATTATAGTACTGTATAGTCTCCTCTTTTGTCATAGGTTGTTTCTGCTGCTCCTGTCCAGTAGGTCCCTGGTTAAACTGTTCCTTAACTGATTCTGGTTTTTTTAATTTTTTGCCTTCCATATAAACTTATTTTGTGTATGAACTTTTAATGTGTAAAAAACATCTCTTGTGTAAAGGTATAACTATTTTTGAAAAAGCAATACTTTTGTAAAAAATATTTTTATGGCTTTATACATAATAGCATTACTGATCTGTTTATTTATTCTTTACAAGCTGGGCACCTGTGATGACAACAGCAAGTATGTGTCAAAGGCCAGTGCTTACAGATCAGGTTCTGTACCATCTTCACCTCCTTCTATCCCACCTTTCCCTTCTTCCCCAGCTTCTACTGCTCTTATTACAAAGCCACAAGGTTCTGTACCGGCAGGTGTATTGAATACCAGGGGTAAGAAAAATAATCCATTTATGCCGGAGAGGGTAGCCAGGGAAATTACCAGGGCCACTTCCTTAAAGCCGGCTGCCGGGGGTAATAAGCCAGCCAAAGCCAGAAGACCTGCCAAACCAAAAAATCCCATAGACTGGTTTGTTGTAAAAAAGGCTCAGGAGCAGATCAGTGAGGCTGAAAAAATTATAGCTGTTGAACTAGACAGGTATAGAGTAGACTGGTACAGGGAGGTTGCATTTGAGGGGTTACGTATAGATGGTAAGGGATATGCCAGGTATGACTTCCTACTAATAACTCCCAAAGGCATTCATCTGATTGAGTATGATGGTCGGGCCTCCCATAGTACAGATGAGCAAAGAAGAAGGGACACCCTCAAAAATGAATTCTGCCAACAGCACAACATCCCCCTAACCAGGTATAATAGAAAGCATTACTACCACCTACCCAAAGAAATCTCCCACCTGCTGGCTTCCTATAACATTAATAAAAAAACCCGGTAAACACCGGGCTTCTTAAAAAGAAAAAGCAATTACAGTAGAAAAGAAAAAAAGAGGAAAGAATACCCCAAAGGTATAAAAAATTTTTTTCCAAAAAAATTTTCAGCAAAAAATTTTGTAGCTAAAATTGGCATGTTATATGTTAGGAGGTGGTGTGGCCTATATTAGAGTAAATGGTGGTCTATACCTAATAGTAAGTGGTTTATGAGAGTATGATATGGTCTACCCTCATCAGCACAGGGGCCTATCGTGAGCTGCGGGGATACCCCCCGTGGCACTCAAAACCATTTACTCAAATAATAAATCAAATTTTATGAACATTATTGTTTTAAAAACACTTGTTGCAAATGCCGAGAAATTCCTGCCACAAGATGAGTTTGTAACTTTCCGTAAACAAGTAAATGAGGTTTACTTACAGAGTGAGCTTCGTAGCCTCTACTTAGGGATGCCTGTCAACACAGAACCTGAGCCATGGAGAGCTGAACGTATTTTCAAAATAAACCAGCAGCTTGCTGCCCTGTAAAGGGTAGTAAGTTGTTTGCCCATAAATAGTATTAATATTATTATCCTTAACAAGTATTTTCTAAATCCAATTATATAACAATTCAATTAAAAACAAACAGGTATGAGCACAAACACAAATGCTTTAACAGAAGAACAGAGGACAGCACTCAATTTTGCAATTGACATGTATGCCCTCAAACAGGCAAAACTCAATGGTGGCCTTAAGGCTAAACCAGTAATATTATTGCCACAATTTGAAGAAGATACCAATGGACAGTGGGTGCCCATTGAGAGTAATGGCATAAGGCCAACCAAGAAAGACAATCTCATGTATGTACGTTTTGGCATGCCGTATACTGCAATCAGCAGTAATGGTACACCTGAAATCAAGGTACTGAAGACCAATGTGTTTAATGCCGACACCAAGCTTGAGTTGTTACTTGAAGCACATGACATGACCATTGGCTCTGCATTACCTGATATGGTACTCATTATTGAGGAAACTGTAGAGCACCCAGGTACAACACTTGGTGGTAATCTTAAGGGTGGGTATCAGCAAAAGTTCTCAGGTAACAGCAACATCCCTTGTACATTCACAGGTGAGTACAATGGTGTGGTATATGATACACCTGCACCAATATTCCGCAGGATACGTATTGCTGAGCCAGGTGCTGTGAATGTCCGTATTCAACACACCAATACAGCAGAGATCAGCAAGTTTGCATCTGCCGCATGGTTGGAACTCAACAGCCCAAAAACTCAGAGTACAGCACTCAAAAGTGCAGCAAACAGAACAGCTACTACCAAAAAGTAGTAAACACTTACACAGCAGAGCACATGTTATCCAATACATGTGCTCTGTATTGTGTATTGCCTTTCCCTTAATGTTTCTTTAGGTAATACATACCAATAGAATTAATTATTAACATGTAATGTATTAATCTCTAGCCGTGTGTATACTAATAGAATTAATTATGGATCAACATTCATACTCAGTTATACATTGTCATATAGTTTATCTGTATAATAAAGACAAAAAATTCCCGGGGTTTTATCAAGGATTTTGCTCTTATACAGATTGTTGTTATGTATAACTGTTTTTGAATAGCATTTTATAGGTTCCACGTGGAACATTGTGTGTGAAACAGGTGAAATATAGGGCACTCTACCCGATTAGACTGCTTAAACACCATTTTCCTACACTCAAAAATGCTCTTTTTTCCATCATATGAGGACCAAATAAAGTCTATAGCTTACACTATTCTTTCTTTCTTAGTAACTTTAAAGAAAGATAGCCGTTGTAGTCGGTGTAAGGATGTGCCTTTTGGTATTATTCTTTATAAAGTTACTATTCTCTCTGTAGTCCAGGTGAGTGAATTATTATGGTGAAGGACAAACCTGAGGAGTTGGTGCCAGAGCAGCATCATTTTCCAATATCACCTGTGCCAGAGTTTTGTAGGTAGTTGACTGTAGATAACAACCTTCTTATGCAAACACAGATATGTGCCGTTCCCTTATAGGTTTTGGGATATAAGAGCCAAAAGTAAAGCCTAACCAGCAGGTTGAATAGAGGAGAGCACCGAAGAAAAGTCTCTCCTCATTTTTATTATTACTCTTCTTTCTTAACAGGGTGTGCCTACTATGAGTGGCTGTGATTGGTTATGGTTATTACTGTATCTTTTGATTGTTTAGGTGTAGGGGGAGAAATAGTAGAAGGAGTGGGGCAGTCTATCTTTTCTGTTAACTGGGATGAGGTGGATGATAATGTTCGGGGAGTGTTTAGGGTTTATAATGAATCAGGTGCAGAGGTTATGAAGACATATCATGCCTTTTGTGTTAAACAAGTTCTTCGGAGAGTTCTTGAGGTGGAAGAAGAAAAAGATAATCTACATAACTGGCATAAACAATACAAAACTAAAAGAGTGCACAACAGGTAAAAGCTTGTTGGGTTAAATATATTGTTTACTTTAGACTGCCTCTCTTTATAGCAGGGGCCGGAGTTATAATCCAATGTGGTTTAAGGTAGACAACATGCTGTACTTTTACCTTACGGAGCTCCAGAGGTATTAGTACACCCGTAAAGTCGGGAAGAAAGTGGAGCAAAATAAGTCTTCACCTGCACCGGATAATATGCCGGCACAGGAGATATAGGATCATAGATAGGAAGCTAAGGATGATCGAAGAGCAGTTTGTAGCCTGCTTCATTAACCACTGATAAAAAAGCTAGGTGGTTGTTTTTTATTCTCACTCATTCTCAAAAAAACAATATTTAAAATGAAACATGATTTAGAAACATTATTTGGCATGGATAAAACCAGGTATACCCAAATGGTGGCAACAATAATACAAGCAATGGTCTCTGCACCTGCTAGTAAAGTAGTAAATGGGCATGACTATGTAAATGGTGGTGACTTCATAGAAGAACTACTCAAAAAGATGGAAGAAACCCCAGGTATAACCCTGAAAGAAATGTTTGCTGCCGGCTTTATGGTAAATGAGCTAATGGCTTCTTATGATAAAGCAATGGCAGCTTTAACAGCAAGACAGGTACAAAATAATTAAGCTCTGTTTTTGAGGTGAGCAATAAAGAAGGGGAGGGGGAAGATAATATCTTTCCCTTCTCTCTCTTCTTTTTATTATCTAACAACTAAAAACTGATATATGAACTGGAATGATGCGGAAACTAATCCACCAAAAGAAGGACAATTAGTAATAGCCTTTAATGGTTTTGGTCAAATGATGGTTGGATTTGCTAAACAACAAGTAGATGAAAGTGATGAAGATAATGAACCAGATGAGTTGTATTGGATAGTAGAAAGCCCAAACTGCTCTTCATTAACCGAAAAAGAAAAAAGTAAACTCCCTTATAGTATAACAACAGACATTTTATGTACTTGGTGGATAGATGCAGAGCCTCTTAACCAAGAAGGCATAAAAGCTCACCTGAACAAGTATCCTAAATACATAGGTGAAATACCTCTTCTTAAACTTACAAACAAATAATATGTGGATGGAAATGAATCAAGAAGTCCAAGAACTGCTCAAACAACAACAAGAACTTGAGCAACTCAAACAAGAAATACTATCTTTATCTGCAGGTATACCTGAATGGGATATGATGGATGGTGAAGATATGAAACTTCCTTTTTAACCATTAAAAGCAATTTTATGACTACTCATTGCATAGAGATAAGTATAAAAACTAAAACAAAAAACAGAGGAAAGTCCATTAAATTTGTATATTTTATAAATGGAGATGTAAAAGGTGAATTGTGTTTAAAAGAATGTGCAAAACCATCAGATTTTAAATATATAGAGCTTATTAGTTATTCATGTGACAATCAGTACTATGATGTAATGCTTGCCTATAATGAAGACAGAAGAGGTGGGCAGGTATACTTAGGATTTTGGAATGATGGTGTAGTAAAAAAATAATTATTATTAACAATCAAAAACTAAAAAAACGTGGAAAAAGAAATACTCAAATTCGTATTCAAGATGAAAAGAGCTAAGAATGCCATCATCAAAGAATTTACCGGTACATGGGCAGATATGGAAATGTATTTTCCAAATGCTATTATTGTTAACACTACTTTTGTAGATGAACTGGAGCCAGCATGAAAAAGAAAACTACAGATGCAATAGTACTACTATGCTTAGTACTTGTCATAATACTTGACTGGGATGCTTATTACCTAGTGCATAATCCTACTATAATAATAGATAAACATTTTTTGTTTTACTTCTGTGGATTATTCACTACCGGCATTGCACTAATAAACTTTATGTATTTTGATGTGATTAGTCTCAGGATCAGTTACAAAAGAATCAAATATGCAGCAAGGTGTTTTGCCTCTTACTTTACTAAAGAAGCATTGAAAGACACAGGTAATCCAATTGTGTCTTTTCTGTATGCATGTAATGCTTCGCATTACTTCTTTTTAAAGAGTTTTCACCCATGCGAGTAAGTCAATACAATTGGAACTGGTGGTTTGTATTATCAACCATCAGTTTCATTTTATTGGTAGACTTCAGTGGATTTTTGCCGGTAAAACTTACAGAAACACAGGATAGCATCCTTACAATATGCTGGATAGTATGGACAATTCAACTTCTTGTTTGTCTGTACATCGGGATGAAACCACAAGAAGAGGAACTTACAAAAAAATAAGAATGACTTACAATAGTTCATTCCATTATTGTGTACACTTGCTCCAACACTGGAGCAAGTTAGTACACATGTCTTACGAAGAAATCAATATCTGGATCTTTGTCATCATTGAGCCAATGGTATTCTTGATGATGTTATTTGTACTCGTATACCAATTTTTTAAAATAAAAACACTCAAGTACGTAATTTATGAAACATTCACTCGCAAAGAACGGTCTATCAATGACCCAGGCACAAACAATTAGTAATTTGTGCAACCAAGCAGCCAATGAAATGATGGTTGCTTTGTCAAAAATCAATAACTGCTCAAAGACTTTAGACTTTGGTGGTAATGAAATTACCAAGCAGGTGGGAGTAAAAATTCCTACTACTTTGGAAGATCAGCTCAAACTTATTGGTGAGTACCGGGCATGCCAGGCATTCCTTATGGAGCAGATAAAAGCTAAGGATGCATTGCTCACAGGTGCCAAAACTCTAAGGCTTACAGAATTTGTAGCCAAAGAACCTGAAAGAGCAGCTCTTATTCAGTACAAAGAAATTCCTCTGGTAAATGACCAATGGGGTTGGGATCAGCTTACAGCAGCTGAAATGGCTGAATACTGGGAAGCTGAGGCCATGGCAGCTGTAATAGGCCAGTTTATCCATAAAGGTGGTACCTTAGATAAGCTGAGGAAAGAATTGCCTCTTTTAGAGCCGGTAGAATGGTTTGTAGCTCCGGGCCATGAAGGTAAAGCATATCCTGTAACAATATCTGCTCACCATACAGAAATGGATTTGTGGAATATTCATCAGGATTTGGCTAATATCCACCGGGTACATGAGCAGAAGGTCAATTATTACAAGGCCAAAGTAAAGAACCTGGTAACTGCAAAGAATGCAGAAATCAACAGAGACAACTCTGTTGAGTCTGGAAAGGTGTATACAGAGAACCATAAGATCATGGATGAGCATTCTAAAGAACTTCAAAAGTACAGGGATGCTGTCAAGATAGAGATTGATGTTTTTGAAGCTGCTAAGTTAACCACAATCAAAGGAATCTCTGAGTTACGTATCCAGGTGGATAAGAGATTCCAGAGTGTGGTTGATGAGTTGATGCCGAAGGAAAAAGAAGAAGAAGGTACTAAGTAATAATGAAATGGTGGTATAAGGGTAAGCACAAGCTGATCCCCTTATACCTTCACACCTGCTGTGTAGGATTTTTTATAAAAAAATAATAAGATAACATCTAAACGGTTCTTTGGGTCATGGGTTCGACTCCCATCCTTTACTTAGTAAAGGTGGCTCAGTGGTAGAGCAAAAGAAATAGATAAACACACCGCTTCTCTGCAAAACTAAAAACCATAGAATAAATCTTGGTTTTTGACTTTGCCTTTGTAGCAGAGAAGGTCTTTGTTTTTGCTTTTGATTTTGATCTTATCTATTTTCCTACACAGTAGGTGACATTTTGTTTTATAACACGTAAAAATATTTTTATGCAAGCACCTATAACAAGAATTTGTAAAAAATGTGGTAAAGAAAAAAGTTTAAATGACTTTAAATCAAATAGGTCATGTAGATTTGGTAAGGAACATGTTTGTAAAAAGTGTGATCAAAATCGAATAAAACAATATAATAATAAAAACCCTGAAATACGGAAAGAAGTAGCTAAAAAGTCTTATTTGAAATATAAAGAAGACCCAGTAAGAAAAAGAAGAAAAGCAGATACAGCTAAACGATTTAGAGAAGCTGATCCTGTGAGAACAAAAATACAAAGGAAAAAAACTTATAATAATAATAGAGATAAAAAAATAAAATATTCTAAAGATTATAGAATAAGATTTCCTGAAAAATCAAAATCTTATCTTTCAAAAAGTATAAGTTATGCACGTAATTATAGAAAGAATAATCAAGAAAGAATAAAAGAGAATAAAAGAAAAATTACTGCCAATCTTTCTACTTGTTATATAAAACAATGTATAGTTGGTACCAATGATACTATTAAACATGCAGATATTTCTCAAGAACTTGTAGAACTTAAACGTAAACAACTAAAACTCAAAAGAGATGGAAAAAAAGAAAAAGGAAACAGTAATAAGTGATGTCATCAAAACAATGGCAAATGTTGGGGATACACTTAACAAACAGTGGGAAGATTCTAAGGACCTCAAAGTATGTGATCTTTCTATCAAAGCTTATAGTGCTGCTATATCTGCAGCTAAAGCTCAATTAATTTACAAAAAGCTCACAGGTGCACCTGATGAAATAGAATTTCTCAAAAAGTAATACCTTTACACTTTAGTTAGGGATGTAACAGTTCCTAACTAAAGTTATTAGTTTTTGGGGCTGACTGGTTTCGACAGCATAAGTTAAGGAAAATAGGCAAGCAGAACAATGGTGTTGAGTTTAAAGTAAACACACTAACAATAAATGTAGAAACGTCTAACGTATCTTTCGGTGGCAATGTTGATTCTCTGCTTGCAGAAATCTTCGGTGAAGTAGCTATGGCTGCTTAATCTCTAGCCAAAAGACATACCTAAGTCTTTAAATTAAATGGGAAGGTGTACTGATCAGGCTGCTAAAAGTGACAGATCAAAATAGTTGCCGGTTTACAACCGTGATATTCCAAGCCAGGGAAGAAAAAGCTAGTGCAAGCTTGTAACTTATGATTTTTAAATATGTTTGGACCCGGGTTCAACTCCCGGCAGCTCCACTAGACAACTTGGAATAGACAAGTAAACAGTCAGGTAGTGGAATGGTGGACTTTTAGAAAACTTAAGTAATTCCAATCACAGGTGCAAGTCCTGTCCTGACTGCAAAAACAAAGACAAAGTAAGAAAGCTCGGTTCTGACTCTTAACTGAGAGGTTCCATGTTTATTTAGAAGGCAGGTGAAGCTCCTGAAGTCTTTGTTTTTAATGGTTACCTGGTGTAATGGTAGCACAACAGATTTTGGTTCTGTTTGTAGTGGTTCGAGCCCACTGGTAACTACAATTTCTTCTGCTTGAAATCAAATAGTCCTACTTGGTGAATTGACACCCTGAAGGTCTGAGGATGAAAGACTCTATGAATATAGTCATAGAATAGGATAGCACTTACAGGGTGCGTTATTTGATGGAGAGATGTAGAATGACGTGCGAGTCTCGTCTATAAAATCTAAGGGCCTCACATTTCAGAGCTGTCTGGACAGAAGAAAGACATTCAGCACCCATGGTACTGAGTATTCAGCCACACCTGCAGGTAAGATAGGGAGTGATTCACTTTATCACCTGCAGGTTTTTTTATTTTGTAAACTTTTAAAAACAAGCAATAATGAAAAAACAAGCAATGGCTTTACTGATAAGCCTTACAATGATCAGCTGTAGTGATGGTGCAGAACGGGTAAAAGGCCTTGTTATGATAGGAAACAAACCCTACAAGATGGTCTACATAACTTTAGATGGCTCCCAAATAAAAACACTTATACCGGCAGACAGCAGTGTATCAGTTATACCTGCTAATGCAACCTACCAAGAGGGGAAGACAACAACCACAACTATTGTAGTACCTTAAAAGCAATTTATGACATTTGAACAATTAAAAGAAGTACTAGCTATACCTGGTATGGATGAGAATACTGCAAAAACTTATATGGTGCAGTATCTGTCTACTCAGAAAGATGTTATACCTCGTATTTTAAAGATACTTGAAGAAGAGAGAAGACATAATGAGGATCTAATTTCAGGATTGAATCTGAATCTGAGCAGAACAACAATGCATGTTATAAACCCAAAAATTGCTACTAAGGATTTTATCTTAGAAGAAACTAAGAAATTCTACTCAGATAAAGAAACAGACATCAGAACATGCTTTATTGTTTGGCCTGAAGAGCAAGATGGCTATGGTAACTTTAAAGAAAAAACATCCGGCTGCGAAGTGTATAGACGGTACTAAAAAACAAACCAACAATGAAAAAGACAGTACAGATAGTAACAATACCTTTGGATAAAGAAGGTTGGAGTAAAGATGATTTAGTAAAAGGTCCAAGAGGATTTTGCATAATACCATACAAACAAAGTTTACCTAATTGGAAAGCACAACAACTCCTTGTATTAAGCGATGATGAGATACAGGAAAATGATTATGTATTATATTCAACAGAAGCCGATAATAGACTATCCAATAGTACATCATTACCTATACTTTGTAAAACAATATCAATAAAGGAAAATAAAGATAGTCCTAATGGTAAAGTTTACATAGGCAGTACAGGTTTAGCTACGATTTATGTTGACAAATTAAGTAAGATAATTGCAGCATACCCTCACATAGAAGGTACATTACCTATATCTAAAGAAACTGTTCAAAATTGGATTGACTCCGGTACACATGAAGAAGGGTTTTACAGAATTTATGGGTTAGAAACAGATATGCTACATATTGACCCTAAGGGGAATCTAAAATTAGAGTTCCCAGGTGAGAAGCTAGAATCAACAATGACTGAAGCTTTTATCAAAATAGCCACATCTGCTACAGGCAGTGCTTTTGTTACACCTGAATTTGCTACTATTGGTAAACCATCCATTCCTACTCAAGAAGAGATAGAGTTAAAATCAGTAATTTACAGAAGTAATAGTGTGTTATGGGGTGATGGTGATTCGGCAATGTGTTTAGAAAATGGGTATGTTGATGGTTACCGACAAGCATTAAAAGATTTAGGACACATAAAATAAACCAAGCCATGAACACAAGCGAACAAATACGAGTAATTGCGGAGTACGATGGGTGGAGGTTAAAACCAATATCTACTGCAGGTTCACCAAAAACAAAACGTTGGTTTCACCCAACATTGAAAGGATTAGGGGGTAGGCTGTCTTTAATGGAACATAAACTTGACAGTATGCCATACCTAACCGACCTTAACTACCTCCACAAAGTTGCTATGCGGGTGCTGGATGAGTTGGAAGCATACATAGACAATCCGAAAACAACTAATTACAGAACGGGTATTTATTTTGGCTGTCGTCAGAAACCCAACGCACAAGGTGAGTACACCGACCTTTTACAAGCGACCTACAACGGAATAACTTATTTGAATAACCTTAAAGAACAGAATGGAAACTAACATAGACTACGAAGCCGAGGTACGGAAAGTTTACCCAGATGCGGTTTATTGGTTTAGAAACGATTGGTATTTAATACTACCCAATAGTGAAACTTATTCTACTTTGGGTGGTGGATTTATTGAAAAAGACGCATGGGAATCTGCATACAATAACCTCAAAAAACAGAACAAATTATGACAACGCAAGAATACGTTAAGCAGGTAAATCAAAAAAGTAGGAAATGATTATTACGAAAAGATCAGAGCTCACTGGTAAAGAGCATACCTTGGTAATTGATATTACTGAGGAACAATGGGAGCAGGTACAAAACAGAAAAGAGCTTGGGATTAAGATCCAGGATATAGTACCACACTTACCTGCCGGTGAAAGAGAATTTCTTATATCCGGTATAACAAGTGAAGAATGGGACAAAGCATTTGCATAACACTAAAAACAAACAACAATGACACCAGATCAAAAAAAGCAACTTAGAATTATAATAGCACTTTTATCATTTGTAGTACTTTGCTGTTTTAGTATAGGTTATATAGTAGGTTTTCTCAATGTAAAACAAAGGGAAAGCAATGCCTACTACAAAGGCCTCAACACTCACTTCACATACCGGGTAGATACAGTGTGGTATCCGGTTAAAAAATAAACAACTCATGGAAAACAACAAACCAATAAAGTTTACTAAAAGGGAGAAAGATGTCATTGCTCTAGCTAAGAAAGGGTATTCCTACAAAGAAATGGCAGAGTATCATGGTGCTACCTACTATGCAATAAACTCCATCATGAAAGGACTGTACAAAAAGCTTGATGTAAGATCTATGCCTAAGATGCTGGCCCGGATTAAAAAGATGGAAGATAGTGTACCAGTAGAAGATGCTGCAAGAGAAGAGTGGGCAAAGAGTGTAATGGTTGGAGATAGTAATGAATGGGAGTATTTTCTAAAAGGCTTTAAGTTAGCAACAGACAGGTACAAGGTATGAGTATTGAATTTGAAGATACAGTAAGAGGTAACTCCCTGAAGGATGATTTTAAGAGGCTTCTTATAAACTGGCAACTATTTAAAACAAGCCTGGAGTGTATAAGAACCTCTGACACCATCAAAGAATTTGCTGCAGTAGCAAAACAGAATAAGAATAAAAATTTTGTTGATCTCCGGGTACTGGCTGCTGAACAGCAGAGAAGCCTAGATGCAATGATATTGAAGATTAAGAGAACAATGCAACCAGATACCTGGAATGCTGTAATGAATACTCTTACCGGTGAGCAGATAAAAGAAATTGACTTGCTCATAAATGAAATAACAGTTCTTGATGATCATGTCATAGAAGGAATAACTAAAAATGTAAAGCAGGCTAAAATAGATGCCGGCATTCCTTTGAATGACCCATATGATTCTTTTTATGAAGATAATAAGACAGAAAACCAAAACCCTGGTGACTAGGGGTAATGGAAGAAGTTCTGATGCTGTTTCTCCTAATTTTTTGTACGGATGTCTTGGTGGTTGCATGAAAAGCTACTGCTATGTTTCCAGGTATAACAA